GTCCTCTAGCATATAGGACTCGCCAGTATATTCTCTAAGGAAGGCTAGATCGGTTTTAGCAATCCAACTATTATCTCCCCGCCCGTCATTATCTATCTCATAGAAATGAATAGTCATTACTCCACCGTCCAGAATGATAGTTGGCCTGCATATTCTTTCTGCTCCCGCTCGTAGTCTGCCCATGTATCCATAGGCTCATCGCAATCCCAGAAGAGCGCCTCCCACAGACGCAGATCATCAAGGAGGCTACGTCCTGTCACCACCGCACCATTAGGCAACTTATATGTCCGATCAAATACAGACTCATCCTCGTAGTCATAGTCCCAATTCTCGGGAATGTCTGCCCATCCTGAGATAAATGGATACGAGTCTGCCTGCAACTCATCGAATATCTCCTGCACGCGCATCTGAATGTCAGCAGGAATCGGCGGGTAGAAGTTAGCAGTAAGGTGCATGGTGATATTAGGCATTAGCCCTCCATAGGTTCGATACTAACGGACTCCTGAAGATAGCCGCCCTCAGTAAGTACGGCCTCTCCTTGATAGTCACCATTATAGAAGTTTTCCATAGCCTCGTCAATATTAGAAGCCTCTACGTCCAACCTCCACCAATCCTCAGTAGTAAAACTAATCCTATACTTAGGCATCCTGATCCTCCATTACTTCCACTTCCAATCCCAATGTACTGAGTAGGGGAAACCATAGTCCTCATCATAGCCAAAACGCTCGCCCATTACAAGCAAAGCGTCTGCTTCTTCTTCACATTCAATCTCTACAATGAATGTATGTTTCATTACGCCTCCACCTCTTCAGTAGTCTTATGAATAATCGTCTTCAACCTCGGCTTCTAGCCGTTCAACTTCGGAACGCACATAGCGAAAAATCTGATCACGCTCGTCAGCCCTGACCAATGCGATTAGACGACATTGACAGTTGTGTGGATCGTCGTCTGAGAAGCACAGCGGGTCGTGGGTCATTAGTTTCTCCTTAGATACTATCTTTATAGATACTTCTTAGTATACTCGCAATTCTGTCCAGTCCCAAGCGTACTCTTGCAGAAAGTCCTCTACCTTAGCGATAGCCTCGCTCTCATCCTCTGCGTCAATGATGAAACTAACATTCTGAACCTCTACTGAAATATCCATCACGCCTCCACAAAGTTGTAGTAGTAACGAGTATAGCCAAGCGGGTTGGAAGAATCCTCGGGACGGAGGATAGGATGATCTCCAAAATCCAATGCACCCTTCACACCATCAGACTTGCGCTTGACTACACACATGCCATAAGCAAATCCTAGAACCTCATACTGCTCTAGCATCTGATCTTTGGTAAGCATATTACTGGCTAGCATCTGCATCCTCCGTTAGATAGAGACTCTGATCTATTACTTCCCAATACAATCCCTCGCGGGTATTGGTGTTGAGATATTCTAGCGCATCCTCAAAGGTCCAGTCAATCGAATCAAGAATATCCTGCTCACGATCAAAGTCGTCATCAGGATTCTTCATCCAATCTACGTCAGCAACAAAGGCTTCCCACTCCATCTCAAAACCATAGTCATGAGCCAGTTCGATAACTAGACACATGAAATCAAAGTTGGAGCGGTGGGTACAGTCAATGTAGCAACCAGTCTCAGCATCACTCAGATTCATCATCATCATCTCCATAGTCAAATGATACATTCTCTACCGTAGGAACGATAGAAATATTACCCATGATCTCGTTATACAACGAGGGGTCGGAGCCAGAAGCAAGATCATTTGCAAACTCCTCCAACTCTCGGCGGGAAAGACCAAACTCCTCCCAGTCATACTCAAAATCCATAAAGTGACCAGTTCCCTCGTAGATAAGTTCTACTGAGAATGTGATGGTTGCCATTAGTTCCTCCAAGTGGTAGGGATACGTCCATTACGCATGTAGTAATCAAGGGCGAGAAGATCGGTGCTAAGAGAGTTCGCAGCATTATCCATGGAAAAGCCCTCGCCTGACAACACTCTGCTAGCAATATCTAAAAGGTTATCCAACACCTCATCCTCGCCATTAGGCCACTCGTCGCGCAACTTATCTAGATCATATGCCATAGTTTCCTCCTATCGAATACATAAAGCGTAGCATAGGGGTCTGACATATTCCAGCGAAAATTCCTGTGACTTTCGTAAGGGTCATCGTAAAAGGTCTTGGAATATTCTTGGACGGCCCGGCCCCAAATTCTTAGATTTGTCAAGCGCACCTGATGGGATTCGAACCCACGACCTCCACCGTGACAGGGTGGCGAGATAACCGCTACTCTACAAGTGCCAAGCACCACCCCAAAGAATCGAACTCTGCACGACAAGGGTTGGAATCTCGTCTGCGCCCAGCGCGGGTGGCGTGCAGGCAGTTTTACATCATGCCCAGGATGTTTGATTACGCGAAAGCGATCTCCTTGACCGCCCTCAGGATGCGACCCTTCTCCGCATTGGTGACAGGATCGAAACCGCTAGCAGCAGCGAGAACATTCTCAGCACCACGCTCGCCACGACCCTTGCGGAACCAGTCAAGGCGCTCCGTCATGGCATTGAACGCACCCCACGCGGTGGTAGCGATCATGTTGTTGGTGTCAGAGGTCCAAATCTCCTCAATGAGATCGACCTTGTTCTCCCACTTCTTGATAGCACCCTTAGCATCAGCCTCAGGACGCGGGTAGACAGCCTGCACGATAGCATCGAACTTGGCCTTGGTGATATCCTTGGCAATGAGAGCCTGAGCCTCCTTGTCGAACTCGTCCAGGTAGGTGTTTGCGAGAGCAAGAGCCTCGCGTGCAGCAGCAACCTTGCCACCGACAGTCTGCGTGTGACGAATCTTGAAGGACTGCTTCACACCTGACAGCGCCATGTTGAGAGTGTTCTGGCACACAACGCGGACGGGAGTGATAGAAGCCTGCACAGCGGTAGAACCGTCATGCGAGGTGTGGACAAGAAGGTAGGACTTCACAACATCCGACACGCCCTTAGGATCAAGGACAGTCTCACGCTCAAGCGCGAGCGAACCGAACACAACGCGACCCTGACGAATAGAGCCAGCAGTCTCCCAGCGACCACCGTCAAGCAGCGCATCACCGAAGTCGAAAAGATCCTCGTTCTGAAGAACGTGGTAACGCTCGCCAACGGTAGCGAGAACGTCAGTACCCTGGTCGAAGGGATTGTCACGAAGGACCATGTAGGAAGGCGTGATCACATTGTACGCCCTGGGGTAAGGAACGGCCTCCAGGCGAACGTTCCAGTTGGAAAGGTAAGCCGCATCCAGCATCTCGCGGGTGGACTTCTCCTCAAAGAACACGGTGCCAAGACCATGCCATGCGGGTTCGCGGAAGGAAGCAAAAGCCTGCTCTCCGTTAGCGCCAACCTCTACTGCGTGTGCCATATGTATCTCCTTAGTTGATTGAACTTATAGAAGAACTATACACCCTAGGTCTGACAGTCTCAAGGATATCTAGCAGATTATTTAGATAAATTTCTGGTAACAAATTCCCGTGATCGTAAAATAGAGGTCGTAAATGCTTGACAGATTAAATTTTTTCGGGCCGGGGTCTAATAAAATAAGACGGGGGGAAGGAGACCGTCACTTCCCCCCGCCCGACTAGGCCCCTGGAGAGGGAAGCGGAATGGTGGGGTTGGTGGCGGATTCCGCACATTCTCTCCAGGGGTTGTACTCCCAACGGGATTCGAACCCGTGCTACCGCCTTGAAAGGGCGGCGTCCTTGGCCTCTAGACGATGGGAGCCGTGAGCAGTTTATTATGCAAGACATGCTCAGGTCTGCAGGGCGGAGGCGTAGTTAGGATACCACCGCTGCCTAACTCTCTGTCCAGTCGATCTCCATATGATCCTCTGAGAAATCAGACTCTAGATCGCTGTAGTAGGACACATCAAGACTAGCATTCAGAGAATCCTCAAGTCTATCCATGTCGAAATTGAGAGGAGCAGTAACAATACCAGAGAATGTGACGGTAATTGTCACATCATAGTCCTTGGTGATATTGAAACCAAAGATATCGACAATGCTCTGAGAGATATTCTCATCAATGTAGTCAAACTGATCCTTGATGTATTGCTCAAGATTGTCAATCATTGACTGCTTCTCATGATTCTTGTCCCGCCAGAAGTTACGATCACTCTCCATATCGGCAAGTTTTTTCTCAAGATCGCGGTACTTCTGCTCCAACTCCTGCATAGTGGGCGGGAATGGATGAATGTCAGTCATACTAGGATCAATCATTTCAGACCTCCATCAATGTCTTGGCGTACTTACGGATAAACTCGTTCAGAGAGAACTCTACAATGATATCAGTCAGCACTCCCGCCGTCCAGTCATAGTCATACAGAGTTACGGTCTGGAATGCAAAGTCATAGACAGGAACCTTATGCTCGTTGTCTGCAAGGTAATTGACGGTAACACCCCAGTTATAGTCACTAGACCATGCATCGCCAACCAAACGTGAAATGATGATGCGATTAGCATAAGCCTGGTCGTCAATGCGTCCAGCATCCTGAACACGGTCAAGAGCATTAGCAAACCTAGCAAGCATACCCTCGCCTGCCCAATGTCCGTAGACGTAGATGATGTTGCCGTCTACCTGACGCAATCCAAAGTTAGCGCGGTCTCCCATATCGGTCTCTTTCTGTAGTAGGTAGTAGAACTCTATCATGTGGGTCTGACAGTAGTCAAGACTTTATGTGCCTAAGGTGGGACTTGAACCCACACTCCAGATGGAACACGATTTTGAGTCGTGCGTGTCTGCCAATTCCACCACTCAGGCTTATGCGGTGTGTGGGGAGTGTCATCGCAGATCCTCTACATAACCTATCCCACAACTTACTAGGATCTCAACCGCATTGGGCAGTTTTAGCGAACATGCCCAGGTTCGCCCTACTATCGACCAGCAGGGACGCCCTTGCGGAGTGTCTCAAGTGCGGGGGTTGAATCAACGAACTTGCCATCAATGCGGGTGACAATACGAGTCTGAACCCCGTAGCGAGTGTTCCAAGTCTCAAGATATGAGAACTTGTTTTCCTTCTTCTTAGCCATTTGTTTCTCCTTATTCTAGAATGAGTAGGTCGATCATATCATCTTCGGGGAGGTGGTAGATATCTTCCTCTCCGTCAAGGTCTTTATAGTGAATATCATACCCTCCTTCCACCGAATCTACAAAGGAAACGACTATCTCATTTCCGTCGGCGGTGCGGAGAATATCATTAGGTTCTATAGAGAACCCATATAACTTATCAGCAACTAGGTATTCACCCATCTATTTCCTCCCCTCTTCAGTTATGCCTCTAAAGTACACGATATTGCCGTGATCGTCAAGGGGGGAGTCTTAAAAGTTTCTGTGAAATATTCCTGTGATTTCTTAATCGTAATCGTAAATATATGGACATATGTGTACAAAGCGGCCCGGCCCCGCCGAAGCGGGGCTGTCAAGCCTATTTGTCCATGAGTCCGATTATTACTCCTAGGGCGAGGAAGAATCCGATAGCGACGAGAAAAATCTCCATATCACACTCCCACAAAATCGCGCAGCATCTCCCGAAAGTTCTCTAGCGTGATATCGTTCACGCTGCACCCCCTCGCACGATGATCCAGATAAGAGCCTGCGCGGTGCGCGGTGTGATTCCAAACTGTGCAGCAACGGACTCAACAGCCTCAGACAGTAGAGCGTATTGAGTCTTATTAGGAGAGTCAGTCTCCATACCTGCCGCACGCATCATCCAAACGTCAATGACAACCGCGTTAGTGTCGCCTGCGATAGCGCGAGCGAATGCGTTAGTCTTCTGACCCTTGAGCGCGTCAAAGCCTGCCGCTACGGATGCGTCAGCCATGCGGAGATTATTGCCAAGGCCAGCGGGACGCGAGCCAAGCGAGTACGCGATAGCCTTAGCGACATTAGTAGACCAGCGCTCACGCGGGGAGAATGCTGCAACGATAGACGCGCCAACCTCAAGCGAGGTGCCAAGGTTGCGAGCAACCTCAGAGGCAACGGCAGCGGCGTCATGGTACCAGACGCTAGCAGCCTCAGTCTGCGAAAGGGTGGCGGTCATGATAAGGCTCTCAAAGCGAGCGGCGTAGGTAGCGTATGCGAGTGTGCCCTCAGGGGCGGTAACTGTAATCATGGAATGATCCTAGCACTAGGGTCTGACATTGAAAGGGGGAATATTGGGATCAGTCGGTAACGAAACGGTTACGATGCTTGTCCTTGCGCGAATACTTGGCCTTATTCTTATGAGGCTGCGCGGCATTAGAGCGACGACGCTCAACAACGATACGATTATGCTCCGCACTACGGCGGGGGCTCACACGATTACTCATAGGGTGAGCATATCATGACCGTGATCCCCGTGTCAAATCGTAAGAGGTCGTAAATCTATGAGTATTCTTGGAATCGCGGCCCGGCCCCGCTTTCGCGGGGTGGTATTAGATAAAATCCACCAAATCCCCATCCATGATCTCTGAGGGATCGATTCCCAAGTCTTCTGCGATAGCCTCCCACAGTTCATCCTCTGTGAAGTCGCCATCGGCGGGAAGGTAATCTAGATAACTCATTCTAATACTCCTGTTCGTCTACTTGGTCAATGATCTCGTTATACAGAGAAGTTACGATCCATCCCTGCGACATTAGTTCCTGTAGGCACGTTAGCAATTGATCCCAATTGGCACGAGGCATCTCTACCTTTACCATTAGTCCTCCTCACAATACTTGCAATGATGATGTGGGTTTACGAGCATGTCGATTAGGTGATCGGCAAATTCTAGTCTCATCATGCCACCGCCAATGCAACGCGCTTACGCTCTTCACCTGTCATGCCACCATAGACATGCGGCTCAAAGTCTTCATTAGCGAGTGCGAATGACAAACACTCTTGGATAACGGGACATGATGCACACACAGCCTTAGCAATGTTTACGCGGGAGGTCACTCCCGAAAGGAATACGCTAGAGTCCATACCAGCGCACGCTGCCCTATCCTGCCACATCAGAACGGCACCTCCTCATAGCGAACGCCATCAGCGATTAGCGTTCCGTTGTCAAGATATGTCACGCGGGTAGAGTCGAAAGCCTCATCCTCTAGCGTGTAGTAAACATCTAGCCATGCCTTCTCAAACTCTACGCCAAACTTATTGCACTTCACAGTTCATCACTCCAATCTAGAATCTCATAGTCTTCAGGTACGTCCTGAGAGGAAACATACTTCAGAGCCTTATCGCGGGTATTGAATGCCTTCTTGAATCGGTTCAAGTGGAACACGCGGTAGTAGTTGGTCATGGCTTCACCTTATCAGAGGGGTCTGACACCCAAGGGTTAGGGTCAAGGTCAAGGCTCAACTTCATAGCCTCCATCTCGTCATGGTGACGAGCGAACCAATCCTCGTCGGCGGGGTAATAATGCATCTCTGTCCTTTCACTCATAGGATGACTTTATCATAGGGGTCTGACACTCAAGCATCCCCGTGACCGTTTTCGTGTGTGTCGTATGTCACATCGTAAGACTTGACAATGTGAGGATTTTCGGGCCGGGGCCTTTCAGTAGTAGTCGTAGTAGTCGTCATCAAGACGGCGCTGGACAGAGGCATAGATTGCCCCCATATCGGGGACATAGTTGCAGCCAAGGCCATCGGTGTGTCCACAGCACGGGTAATCTTCACAGCGAGCCATTTTCGTGTCCTTTCGTATGTGTATCGTAAGACTAGCACAGGGGTCTGACAGCGAGCCGGGGCCTTTCAGTCGTAGGGTTCATCGTAGTAGGGGTCATAGTCCTCATCCTCCATGCGCGAGAGGTGGAACGCGACGGCATCAAAGCCGTCTGAGTACTCAAACGTGGCCATATCTTGGCTCCTTTCGACATGTCGAACCTATCAAAATTCCCGTGACTTGTCAAGTCGTAACGTAATTATTTATATAACATTTTCACAACGCGGCCCGGCCCGTCTTTCAGGATTTGTCAAGTCTATTTCGAATATTCTCCGCAAGAATGTGTAGAGACTTCTCCAATTCTTCCAAAGTTTGGAAGTCGCCAGGATTCTCAGCACATGCCCACATGCGCTTGCATCGTGTGAGCAATTCCTGAATGTCATTCCATTGCATTGTCATATTGATATCGAATGGACGGCGGTCTACTACTTTTACGTTAGGCATACTCTCTGACTCTCCTATTCACTGCCGCGCAAAAATCTACAAATGTGGGAGTGCTACCGTCTGCCATGAATCCAAAGGTGAAGCAGTCGATTTCTTCACCCTCACGGTTATAAATACTGACGGTATGCGATTCGTTCCAACGATACGTCAATCCTGAGCGTGAGTCGTGAAGATCAAACATTAGAACTCCAATCCCATAGAAGCCAGTCCTGTAATTAGTTCTGCTTGGATTACAGGATCATCTTTATCTTCTGGCTTGAGCCAGGTTACTGCCGCGTCACCGCGTGACTTGATCATAGCACCCGTGGCGATGAAGGTCACGAGAAACCAGTCATCACCCTCAGGGTCGATGGTGATGGTGGCAAGATCCAGAATGGGTCCAGCGTTCAGAACATAGTCGAACACGGGAGGGCACTCACGAAGCGGAGTGGTAACGATACGATCTACTGAGTCAATCATGCTGACACCTTATCATCTAGGTCTGACAGGCAATCGCAATCGTAGGAAACCTTGAGGTAGTCCTCAAAGGCTTCCACGGTCATGATACCCTTATAGTCATGACACGTTCCGCACACGCGGGTATCAAAGCCAATCTCGTTGTCGCAGAAGCAACAGACGAGGTGGGAATGGAGAGTGTTGTTCATTTCGTTCCTTTCTATCTAGGTACAACCTATCATGGGGGACTGACATTTACCTAATCCAAAACCTATACAAATCGGACAACTTTCATAACAGGTTGGTAACGTAAAAATTCCTGTGAAATTCCTGTGAATGTTCTTATAAGGTCGTAATTATACTATATGTCCGAATCGCGGCCCGGCCCCGTTTTCCAGATTTGTCAAGTACTGAAAAACCCTTTATTTATAAGGGTTTTTGGCTACTACCCTCCCGTGCCGTAGTTCTCAAGGAACATTGCGAATTCGATCAGAGAGACATACGGGTACACCTCATGCGAGTAGTAGTCTGCCAACTCAGGAAGCGGTTCAGTAACCCATTCGTCATTCTTGAAGAATGCAAGTTCGACGGAATAGGGGAAGCGTGCATACGCTCCCTGTCCCATAGCGATAGAAACCTCATCGGCCATAGGATGAGCAATCTTAGCCTTAGCATTGACGATACCTTCTGCGCGGGTAATCATGGAAGCAATTCTCCAGACTGTATGCCTCCTACGATAGCCATCGCAAAGAGGATGCCGAATACAATGACGAATGATGCAGCGTGCTGCAGGAATGTTCTCATGGGTTCACCTTATCACTAGGGTCTGACAGTCTACGCTCTGCAGCCTTAGCCTGCAGCCACGCCTTCCAATCTTCACGCTGCTTTGCCTCTGCAGCGTAGTCAAGGTAAGTGAAGCCAATCATGCGCTCACCCCATAGAGCGCACCACGCTTGGATTCTACCGCAAGCGTGCGACCAGGCTGATCCTTGGACCATGCCTCGCGGACGCGCATAGCATCCTCACGCGGCATCCAACGTGTCCACGGGGTACGGTGAAGCGCACCGTTACGCATGGGGGTAAGCACTACCACCCTGTATCCTTTGAAAGCCATGGGGCTCTCCTTTCTTCTGCCCCCATCCTAGCAGGGGGGTCTGACAGTCTGGCCTAGGGCTCACCCGCCCGAAGCGGTTTATTTGCCTAGGAATATTTAGTTATTAGGCGAATGCCTTAGCATCGCAATTGGTGCAGATGATATCCGCACCACGCAGGCGCATCGCGCCAGCGGCGTTAGCCGCGCAATCCGCGCAACGTGCAGCCTGCACGATATCGCGGACGATAGCCTTAGTGATTCTCATGGTCACCTCCTCTCGCTTGCTCATGGAACTATTCAATCATAGGGGTCTGACATTCACCCTACCCTAGGGGGTATACAAACTAGGGTAAAACGGACATCTCTAAAAACAATTTAAAAAAAGTTTTAGTGACTGGTATGTCCGAATTGTATGTCAAGCGACACGCCGTGAGTTTTTTAGATCGTAACGTAATTGTTATTATCCGATATGTCCGATTCGGGCCGGGGTCGCGTAAGCGGATTTGTCAAGTGCTGAAAAACCCTTATATCTAAAGGCTTTTTTGGTCCTTAGCCTGCGCAATCAGCGCACGGTAGTAGTCGATGCGATCTGCATCCTGTTGTGCTACAGCATCATTGCCAATGCGAGCGACCAATGAGCGACGCGCACGAAGCGCGGCGGTAGTGCGAGGGGCAATACCCTTGTATGCCTGAGTGTTCATGTCTAGCCTTTCTATCTATGGTGTGGCCTAGGGCTCATCCCTCATGGGGCTTATTTGCCTAGGAGATATTTAGTTATAGGTACACCTTAGCATGGGGGTCTGACATTGAGACGCTAGAAACGCATACAAATCGGACATGCCTAGGTAACAGGATGATAACTATAGAATCCGCATTATGCTGTGATCTAATCGTTATTTTGTGTATCCGCATAATGCTCCAGAATGTCAGACGGCTGTGGTAGGTTGGACCTATGAGCATTAAGGAGGTGAACATGACCCAGGTCATTGATATGATCGGCATCCGCAAGGGTGACGAGATCTTGACGCTCGCAGGAACTTGCGAGTGTGACCGTTTCGTCTGCACCATGGACGACACGCTGGAGTGGGCGACTAATATCGCCGTCTTCTGCGACTACTGCTCCTAGTATGGGCGCACTAGTGACTCTGAAAGGAGTTACTTAAAATCGTGCATTATACATAATAAAATTTTATTAACATTTTCATGAAATTAAAAGGTAACAATTTGATAACGGTCAGATACCAAGGAAATGCAAGATACTAGTAGGCTCATTATAAATGGGGGTCTTATGCTGATTATAAGAAGCGCGGGTATCACGGGAATGTCGTGCATGACATAATTTGCAAATAACACGACATTTGTCAATTTCATCTTGAATGGTAGGCCATGCATAATCGGAACGGATTAAATCGGACACATTGCCTTTTTTTAAATTAGCATCAATATGATCAAAGTCTAGATCTACAGGTTCAAATAAAAAATCGGACGGAAGTGGACAACTGCCACTCTCACATCCTCTTGATACCTTTATTCGTCCAGAACGACGCCATTTGGCTGCTCTTTGAATATTACGTTTTTCATTCCTTGTCATTCTCATCTTCTAACATTAAAGACGGCGGGGGAGCCATTAGTTGACCTTGCGAATGCAAGTTGATCAATTGCAAGGCATCCTCTCCCTTGCCTACTGCATCTGCTATCAATACTAGCATATCGTATATACGTCCAAGCATGATATACGTTACTGCCCCGAAATTTTCATTGATATCGTTCATTTGATCAGACACGATGTTTTTCCCAACTAGCATACGTTGATGGAAACTTCTCCTTCACCGCTGCCGCGATAGCGGTAGCGTATTGTTGCATTTCCCATTGTGCGTGACTATCAAGACGTAAGGATACAAAATGGAGGAGTGCATTGAGAGATGCCGTCCATCTCCATCTTACATACATAGCATAAGCAGGAAGGAATAGTCTTGCTTGTTCTACCGCCACCCCATCTTTCATAGCCGCCTCATATGCATGTACTCCAGTCTCTGCAAAGTAGTCTAGCAACTTGTTGTATTTAAGAGAAATAAGTGGGTCTACCTCCCCGTTGCTCCCTTGTTTTTTATTCTCCGCTGTGGCCCTCCAGGAGCCAGGAATATAGAACTCTGGTTCTTCGGTAACGTAGCGACGAGAGGATTCGTTCCAGCCGTTTTGGTCATCCACACTTGTCGCGGACACATGGTGCTTCCACCATTGCCGTGCGACGAAAAGTGGGGCATAAACTTCAAAGGTCATAGCACAATGTCTCAAAACGGAATCATGCTTATTCTTAATCAAATAGTCAATAAGATTAAAGTCAAGGCGAGAGAGTGAAGAAACAGATTTATCAAAAGATACTCTTGCAGAATTTACAACATCTACATCAGTACCAAGAGTATTAATTAATCTAACATAACCTTTATCTAGAACATCGATATTCAAAGAAGATCCAATCGTCAGGGGTATTATAGTGTATTCTCATTTCGGCTTTCGATTTCGACTTTGTGCATAGAGCGGAAGTAATAGGATTCGAACCTATGGATCAGTATTACCCGATCACGGTTTAGCAAACCGTTGCAATAACCACTCTGCCATACTTCCATATGTGTGCCTGGAGGGATTCGAACCCCCAACCTAATGGGTAGAAACCATTTGCGCTATCCGTTGCGCCACAGGCACCTGAGTCCGCCAGGGTGGAATTGAACCACCTATCTTTTCCTTATAAGAGAACTGCATCGACCGTTATGCTACTGGCGGGTGGTAGAGTCAAGATACTCTACTAGTTTTAGTATTGTCTGCCTATTGTCTTGTGTATGTGCAAGTGCTGAGTTGCACCAGTTACATAATACTCCTCTAACACAGTCTCCGCAACTAAAAGGGCCAGGACAGCAACCATGATCATGGTCAACACATGTTGCCGCATTTTTCATACAAGAATGACAAAGACCGTTATATTTATTTATAAGAACTTTATGTTGTTCATCACTAAGACCATGCCTTCTATGGGAGCCATAACCTTTATAGGTTTTATCATTTTCTTTTACTAACTTTTTATGTTTTTTGTATTGTTCAGGATTCTTCTTATAATATTTTTTCATGTATTCAGAAATACATGACTTACATTGTTTCTTATGGCCAAGTTTAGTAGGAGCATAAGAGAATGCTGCTATATCTTTTTCTATTTGGCAGGTTGTACATTTATACATAAATGTATTATAAGATATTATAAGAATAATGTCAAGTTATGCAGAAGATTCAGACTTTGCATTTATTAGATGCCTTTCGTCAATGACTTCATAGGCATCCTTAATTAGTGCGGCTTCAAATTTATCAAAGTGGTGGGAACAAAACAACAATTCTCCCGAAAGAAATTTTACTAATACCCAAGCCTGTGCAGGACAGTTACCTGTGTCACAACGATCTTGCCTTGTCAAGTCATTTTGAACTGATACTGCAGATGCTGATTCTTGTGTCATGGTATCCATTTTTCTCCTTAGGAGTTGTAGTTATATTGTAGTATTGTTTTTGTTCCGGCTCTGATTCGCGCTTTGTGTTTTTAATAATATAGAAGAAAGTATACTTATATTTAAGTGTTAGAAATTTAACATATTCAATATCTTTAACATCTTTATATATGAAAGGATTGTAGCAGAATGAGTAAAGAGGAAGCATTACAAGTTACCAAAACGTTATTAACTATTTTCATTTCTTCAGCCTTAGCAGCATTTATCGGTCTTGGAGTGAACATCTTTGATGTTACCCTAGAAGGCTGGAAGGGTATTGCTGGTGCTGCTATTGCTGCCGTTGCCGTTGCTGCTTTCAATTACCTTAATCCAAGAGATACACGATATGGAATAGGAGCAAAAAAGAATGCCTGAAGTTAACGGTGATCTTGATCTAGCCGATATTGATACAAACCAGCCAGTTCCTGCTGGATGGGCTCCAGAACAAGATGAACTCCCCTTCCCAGCGTCTGATAAGAATGAGGACCCCAATGGTTAATCCTACTCCCACCCAAATTCGTCAAGCCCTCATCGATCACGGTGTTGATGCTCAATTCTATAAAGATTGGGATAAGAAAGGGCAATCATGGAGTAATGGCTTGCAGGCATGTGTAGTCCATCACACTTCAACTCAATCTGCTGTAAACGGAAACGGTGCGCCATCACTTTACTGGGCTGTAAATGCTTTTGCCCCCATGATGGTTGCAAACCAACTAGTCGGAAAAGATAGAGGTAGTAACTGGTATCTTAGCGCTGGAGGGACATATCATAGCGGCGACGGTGGACCTTGGAGCGCAGTAGGTGTAGGTACAGGAAATGTTCTACATTGGCGTGCATGGGGTATTGAAATAGATGACCCAGGTCAATCAAATACTATTAATGCTTATCAGGTAGAGCAAGTCGGTAGAACTCTTGCTGCTCTTTGGGACCTTTGTGAATGGCCTGAAGATGGATCTCGTATCATCACCCACGGCGACTGGACTGACTCAGGTCCATACCTTGGTGAAAAGAACTATGGCCCATATCGTTATCGTAAGAATGACACATTACGTCAATGGTATGATCAGGAATTCTGGCGTAATGAGGCAAGAAAGTATAGACTAAAGGCTTCCACCTGGGACGGTACAATTCCTTCCCGCTCTATTGCAACAAAGGCTGCTACAGAAAAACTAAAGAACAAGGCTTCATGGCGTGTTGCCTGCCACCTACATGATCTTGGATTCCGTAAGCAAAAACCATTCGCTGCAGGGAAACAATCATTTCCAACAGCCGCTCTTAAGTTATACCAAGAGTCAATCGGAATTAAGGAAGATCGCCGTGACGGTATGCCTAATAAGACCACCTGGATTAAATTATTTGGGAAGGATAAACCATAATTTAACAGTAGGTGACAACTGAATATGACAAACTGGCTAATAACAGAAAACATAATAGCAATTGCTGCACTTATCACCGCCGCAACTATAATCATTGTTGCTACAGTTAAAAGCAGTAAGTTTATAAAAAGAATAGTCCATTTCTTTGATGATTATTTTGGTGAAGAAGAGAGACCAGGATTCCCTGCTAGACCAGGATTTTCAGAGCGATTAGGAAAGATAGAGTCTTGCTTAGAAAAAGTAGATTCTAAATTTAAAACAGTAGAGTTCAATTTAGATAGTATAGATAAAGAACTTAAACCAAACTCTGGAACTTCTCTCAGAGATGCAATTAACAGGATTGAACAAAGAGTAGAGAAACTTGAATCTAGGAGTAACTAATGTCAGACGTTGATAACATTTCTATAACGTACTCCGACGCAGTAGATAATATAAATATTAACTATCAGTCAACTGTAGACACTATTCTTCTAAACATGAGTTCCGCCATAGTAACTGGCGCTGCGGTAACATCAGTAAACGCATTGACGGATGCTGTTATTCTTACTGCTTCTGGAACATTAACTCTTACAACCGCATCAAATAATTACTTCAATCATTTCTTTTATCATAACTTAAATTATCAAAATGTAATTGTTAATGTTTTTGATCAACAGAATCGTCTTATCATTGCAGATATAGCAAACGAAAGTACAAACTATGTTAATATTAAGGCTCTAATAAATCTTACTGGATATAAGGTGGTAGCACAAAGATGACAATGCCTGCATACAATTCTTTTCAGTTATATAAGGGTGACACTTTACAGTTTAGTTTAACTCTTAATGCCTCAGGTAGCGCTTACACAATACCTGCAGGATCTACTTTTACAGGAGCCATAAAAGAAAAAGGTGCGGCTACAATAACAGCCGACTTTAGTTCTAGTATTACGTCTGCTTCTGCTGGTAAGGTTCTTTTCACACTACCGTCTTCTGAATCTTCGCTACTTGACGCAAAGAAAAACTGGGTTTATGATGTTCAGTTTCAAACGGTAACTGGTGTAGTAACTACTTTAATGGCAGGAAATATTTTCGTTACTGACCAAGTAACGACCTAATATAATCTTCCCTTTCAGATCCTAGATAAACTTTAGAATTACAATAAATACACCATAAACATACTTTATCTTCTTCATCAGTCCATGGAAAAATTTCATTGTGTAAAACATCTATTGGGCAAACTAGAGATGGAACAACACCAATGTCAGATAATTTTTTATACGCATGAAGTTCTTTAATTGTGATCATTCCGATATGATATCACATCAAAAAATCTTATACTTTAAACTCCATAAGTAGTAGAATTGTAAAGGTCGCCATACTATGTGTGGTGACTATATTTTATATTTTAATAGGAGTAAAAATGACAGTTTCACTACCAACCGCCTACCAGCAAGTTATCCATAAGACACGTTATGCAAGATGGATAGAAGAAGAAAATCGTAGAGAGGATTGGCACGAAACTGTTAATAGGTTCGTAGAATATTTGTCTGAGTCATTGGAAAAGCACAATAACTACAAGGTTAATAAAGAACTTAAAGATAGAATACAAAACTTTATTCTAGAGACTAAGGTTATGCCATCTATGCGCGGCCTAATGACTGCAGGGCCATCACTAGAAAGAGATAATACATGCCTATATAACTGTTCTTACCTACCCGTGGACTCTCTAAGATCATTCGATGAGGCAATGTATATTCTAATGTGTGGTACAGGCGTTGGATACTCAGTAGAGTCAAAGTATGTAAGTCAACTACCAGCAGTAAATGAACATTTTGAAGATTCCTCTACAGTAATTGTTGTAGATGACTCTAAGGCTGGTTGGGCTAAGGCTTTAAGAGAACTTATCGCTCTTTTATATCAAGGACAAGTTCCTTCATGGGATATGTCAAATGTTCGACCTGCAGGGGCAAGGTTAAAGACATTTGGTGGAAGAGCGTCAGGTCCAGAGCCATTAGATAGATTATTTAAATTTACTGTAGAAACTGTTAAGTCATCTGCTGGTAGAAAACTTACTCCATTAGAGGCCCACGACATTATGTGTAAGATCGCTGAAGTTGTTGTAGTAGGTGGGGTTCGCAGATCCGCCATGATTTCCCTATCAGATCTTGAGGATAGGAATATGGCGGCAGCAAAATCAGGATCTTGGTGGGAGTATAACGGACAAAGAGCGCTTGCAAATAATTCAGCCGTCTATGAGACAAAGCCAAGCATGGAAGTATTCATGGCTGAGTGGAAGTCTTTATATGATTCTAAGAGTGGCGAAAGAGGTATCTTTTCTAGAGATGCCGCTCGTAAAGTAGCCTCCAAGAATGGTCGCAGAGATGCAACAGCAGAGTTTGGAACTAATCCATGTTCAGAGATCATTCTGAAGCCGTTTGAGTTTTGCAACCTTACTGAAATTGTCGTTAGAGAAAACGATACCTTAGAAGATCTTTTAGAAAAGGTTGAGGTTGCCACTATTCTTGGAACATTCCAGTCAACATTTACTAGATTCAAATATCTTCGTAAGCAATGGCAAAAGAATTGTGAAGATGAAAGGCTTCTAGGAGTTTCACTAACTGGACAATTAGGCCATAAAGTTCTTAGTGGAAGTAAAGGACACGATAAACTAATTGAGTGGCTAGACGCTATGAGGGAAAAGGCGGTAGAAATAAATGCTGTATACGCCACCGATCTTGGCATTAATCCTGCTGCCGCTATCACCTGTGTAAAGCCCTCTGGAACAGTATCTCAGTTAGTTGGTGTGTCGTCTGGAATGCACCCCTGGCACAATGAATTCTATGCCCGTACTATTCGTGGGGATAATAAAGATCCTATTACTACAATGCTTAAAGATTTTGGAATATTGGCAGAACCAGACGTAATGAAACCTTCAGATACAACTGTTTTTACATTTCCCATTAAAGCACCTAAAGATGCTTTAACTAGAACAGACCTATCAGCAATTGAGCATCTTGAGTTATGGCTAATATATCAGCGCCATTGGTCTGAGCATAAGCCTTCTATTACTGTCTCTGTCAAGGAACATGAATGGATGGCAGTAGGTGCCTGGGTATATGATCATATGGATGAATTGTCTGGAGTATCATTTTTGCCCCATTCCGATCACACATATCAACAAGCGCCCTATCAGGACATAACCGAATCGGAGTATAATGAATTATTAGAAAAAACTCCGAAAGATATCGATTGGACCTGGCTTACCTACTATGAATCTTCAGATGGTACCACGGGCAGCCAGGATCTTGCATGTACAGCAGGGTACTGCGAAACGGTTGATATCACTTCGGCATAATGGAGGATAGGTGTCCTATAGCCAACTTATTTTGCGCGACTCAGCCGAAATTGTATGGCCCCTGGATGATATAACCGAATCATCTTCTGTATCAAAGCCAATCAATTTTTTCACAGATAATGAGAATGCATACAGCGCATCAATTAATATAGCCTCTACTAATATAGTAAAGAACCCTATGGTTTTTGGCGGTGGAACCTTACTAGAGTTTACTAGTTCCGCAGTAGGCCTATCGATTCCTGCCATGGACAGATTCTCTGAGTATTATGACAATAGAGACTCTACTATATCTTTATGGTTTCAAACTAATTCATTACCTACAGAAGAATATACTATTTTTAAAAAACGTGGGTATGAAAATATTGGTCTATTCATTAAAAATAATTATTTAATATTTAGATACGGGACAAGTGCTAGTTACAATGAATTGTCCGTAGACTTTGTAAATGTTAAAGAACCTCATCACATAGTACTATCTAGAAATAGATCTGGGCTAGTAATGGTTCTAGACGGAGTTTCATACTCTAGCAAAGACGGTGAAAGTATAAGGCTAGAGAAAGACGCATCTCATGCAAACAATAACTACATAGATTTTTATGGACCACCAAATGGTTCATGGAATATAGACGCCCCCTCATTCTATCCAAACATATTGAATACTAATGTTGCTAAAAGACATTATGTTTATGGTCTTGGAAAGAGTGTTCCAGAAAAAACTTTTTATTCTCGCGGTGGCAGCCTTTACAACTTTACAACAATATATACAGAAAGACTTAGTGATATTAATTGGGACTACCCAGATGAGTGGAAGATTACAGAATTAGTAGATTTAAATAATGATGAGTTTGGATTAGGTCCAGTAAAATTTACAGGTCCGCATACATACTCATTTGATAACAATATTGATACATCTTCTAATAAATATAAGTTTAGTTCAAGTGTTGCCAATACTGAGGCTTCATACATAGAAATAAATAAACTATTTTCTAAATTAGATTCTGGACAGTACCCGTTTTTTGTTAAATTTAAATTAGACGGAGAACTTCCAGCAAAATATTTATCTCAAAGATTAATATCAATAGGTCGTATTGCTAATGAAGAAGTTCTAAAATTTGATTTATACAATAATAACGGAACGTATCAGGTAAAAGTATCGGCAATTAATTCATCATCTGTAGCATTCAATATATCAAACGTATCCGCTAGTTTGAGTTTCTATGTAGGTATGAAGTTTGACGGAGCCACTAGTTTATACTTTGCCCAGTCAGGTAGTGCTATACAAACAGCATCATTCAACTATACTTCTGCTAGTTCAACAGGCCTAGACCCACTTCTTCCTTATCTACCTTGGACGTATGAGACATTACTAAGAATTGGTAGTTCTTTAAATTATGATGAGACTAGTTTTAATAACAATGTTTACGGGGTAGAGCAGTATTTAGGATCAGTACAAAGATTTTTAGTTGCACAAACAGATTTTTCAGCGTCATCAAATTATTCTTATATAGAAAACTATGATAAACCAAGGTATGAGTTTAACTATGATTCCAGTATAAATAGATTTAAGGTTAAAACATATGGTCATGGAAGTTTTAACTTACACACTATAAATTTTTCAGAATACATAAGTGATACCAATCAAAGAATTGGTGCAAACTACATTGCAATAGGTTATCCATTTACAGAATCTTCATCATTCGTAAACTTCTACGCTACGCTAATGTCATATAGTGGTAGCGTTATTAATCCACAAACTATGCTATCTGAAAACAACTACCTAAACTTTCTCAATAACGTTGACCTGTCTGACAAATATTTAAAGATAGACTTTGAAATATATTCGGACGATTCACTTTACTACCCACCAAGAGTAAAATACTTTAAGATGCAGACATTTAAAACTACAAATAACTCTGTAGTTTTAAAGGACGACGCTGGACCTAGTTATACTTTGTATCCTTCAGCATCATCGGTGTATCTTCCAGAAATAAGATATACCCCAAGCATTTTTATGACAGAAGATTCTGGTATTAAAATAACAAGAACCTACGCAGATTTTACTGAAAATATTTTGCCAAAGCCACTCAACCCTTTGACAATAAATGGCCTTAAATTATGGCTAGACTCTAGGTTTATAAATGGATTGAATAAAATTAATCCTAATGATGACACAAGATTAACTTCGTGGAAAGATTTATCAAATAACAATAATAACGCGATTCAGACAACATCCTCAGTAGCACCAGTTTTTAGAACACAGTCGTTAAACTTGTTAAGAATGAACCAGTTGGATGGCGGAGAGGGTGATGACACCTCATTTATTATTCCAACTAATTCAACGATATCAACAAACGTTGAGGGGGCTATTTCTGGAACGAGAGGAATACAGGTAATTCCAAGCGGCAGTTCAACAAACTCCTATATTGATGTAAGTTTTAATACTGCTTCTATTACTGTATTTCCCTCGCAATCATATTCTGTAGTTGGAAGTATAAAAATGTTTAAGCCTCAAACGGCATCTTCCCTGCATCAGAATGCAAGAAAAATAATGGTATATACAACAGACGGAGTTACTGAAACTTTATCGGCATCTTCTATTGCTGCAAATAATTCTGCCAGCGTTTATTCATTATCAGCAGTATTTACTACCACCGCATCCACAGTATCTGCAAGAATATTGTTTTATAACGGCTCCTATGATGCAAGCGATAGTGTTTATTGGGATAACTTAGGTTTATATCCAGTAACCGCATCAAGTTCTCAGTATCAATGGGTTCAACCTTTGACCCTAAGAGATAACCCAGTTGTAAAATTTGATGGGTATAAAACATTTTTACAGTCATCTGCCTCTATAAGCCAGCCTTATACACTATATGTTGTTGGAAGGACTTTCAATAAATCAGTAATTTTAGGAAACTCTTCTTCTGCATTATTGTATTCTAAGGATGGATACTACTACTTTAACTCTGGTAGCGCCGCTCAAATGAGTCCAATAAATAAAGAGTTTAATATCTACACAGTAACTGTTAATTCTGGTAGTGCAAGATTTTATCTGAATGGACAATCAGAGGGTCTTAAATACTCTGGATTTAATAATTTTAATAATTTAAATATAGGTAAAGGTATCATTCCTGGAGAAGCAGTATCCTATTTGTCAGGAGATGTATGCTCTGTCCTGCTATTTGAAAATGAACATAATTCTAACACTAGGGAAACTATAGAAAATTGGCTTCTAGAGTCATTTAACATTTAGTTAGATATATAATTGATTCATGACTATTCCTCCAATTAGATCTCATGGTGACTCCGGCCATTTACAAGACCATAATGATTTAAGAAATACTTTAAATACACATGATGGCTATTTGGATCAATCAGTCACTACCAGCAGTTCCCCCACATTTCAGGCACTCCTTTATGCTCACGCCCAAAGTAAATCATCCACTATTAATATAACCACTAACCTCACCACCACCATCGATTCATTCCCAGTATCTTCTTATAGAAGCGCGGAATATAATATACAACTTGTTCAAGGAACAAAGTATACTACTGTAAAGGCTGTAGTCGTACATAATGGTACAGATGCAGGTATATGTGAGTACGGAAAAATAGAGTTAGGTGGGGGAATAAATTACACCCTGTCCGCTGACATTATTAACTCAAACGCCGTTCTTAGGATAGTGGTGCCAAACGGAGATGTTAGCCCTCTCACCGTCAAGATTTACAAAATTATGATAAACATATAGTGATATAATCTAGTAGAAATATAAATTTTTTTGTGAGGTGCCCATGGCTACTGTAAATAAAGACTTTGTTGTAAAGAATGGCGTTATTGCTGGCGATAACGTTCAGGGGGTTCAATTAGTATCAACTACTTCTTCTTCACCCCCATTAACTGTTACATCATCAGTAAACGTATCTAACCTGAATGCTGACCTTCTTGACGGTCAACACGGATCGCACTACCTTGATTTTACTAATGCGACAAATATTCCAGATCCCACAATTGGTATTTATTTAGACGGATCAGTTTCTGGTTCTGGGGTAGCAACTTTAACTAATCTATCAAGTGCGTCAATTACTCTTTTTAACACAATAGTTAATGCAGACAGCGTGACTCTTGGGGTAGAAACTACTGGTAATTATGTTGCCAACCTTGTTGCAGGAACTGGTGTTACCGTAAGTGCATCTGCTGGTGAATCAGCAAGTCCAACAATTTCTATTGGTCAAAATGTTAGCACCTCATCAAACGTATCTTTTAATACTATTACTTCTACCACTACTGCTAGCGCACCATTTACAGTATCTTCATCTGTTCAAGTAAACAACCTGAATGTTGAATACCTAGGTGGCTACACCTTAGCGCAAGTTCTATCCGGCGGCGGAGTTCAGTCAGTTATTGGTACAGCAAACGAAATTGAAGTTTCTGCATCAACAGGTGCAATTCAAATTGGTCTTCCAAACAATGTTAACGTCGGCGGGTCACTTACAGTAGGAGAAAATCTTATTGTAACAGGCTCAGTAGTTACCATTAATAGCACCGTTGTCACCATTGATGACCCAATCTTTACATTAGGAGGAGACACCGCTCCTAGCGTAGATGACAATAAGGATCGCGGTATTGAATTTAGATACCACAATGGATCATCTGCTAAAGTTGGCTTCTTTGGTTATGATGATTCTACTGGCAAGTTTACTTTTATTCCAGATGCTACGAATACATCTGAAGTATTTAGCGGAACTAAAGGAACAATTGATGCCAGTATTGAATGGGCAGATGTTCTTAGCAAGCCAGACCCCACAGTTACATTAACTGGTGATGTTTCAGGTTCTGGGACACTTACAGATCTTGGTTCTGCATCAATTTCTGTCACAGTAGAAAAAGACTTCTCCCTCACATTCACAGGTGATGTTACTGGATCTGGAACTGTTAATAATCTTGGCAGCGCAAGCATTTCTCTTACCGTTGCAGCAAATTCTGTTGCTTTAGGTTCAGATACAACAGGAGATTATGTTGCTGGAGTTTATGGTACTGCTAATCAAGTCCTTGTTTCTGGTACTGGTGAATCAGCATCTGTTACCTTAAGCCTTCCACAGGATATTGCAACTACATCAACTCCCACATTTGCTGGTGTAGCGCTATCAAATGCAGCGGTAACAAGTTCAAGTGTTACGGTTACAGCGAATAATACTGCTACTACTATAGACTCATTTGCAGTATCAACATTCACAACTGCTGAATATATCATTCAGGCCAAGCAAAGCACTAAGATGACCTCCACAAAGATTCTTGTTATGTGGGATGGAACTAATGCTTATGTATCTGAATATGCTGTAGTGGATAGTTCTGCTGGTGCAGCCAATGTTGACTTTACCGCAACAGAATCTGGTGGTACACTTTCAGTTACCGCTTCATCTCCAGACGCTGCATCTACTAACGTAGTAATTAAAGCAGTTAGAACAAGCCTAGAAGCATAAATTTAAAGACTAGGGGGATAGGGAACCTTGGCCAGTATTGATAAAGATTTTAAGGTAAAGAACGGCCTTATTGTAGGCGACTCCACTAACCTTGTCAATTACACCTCATCGTCCCCATCAAATCCCTTTCTTGGTCAACTTTGGATTAGTGCAAGTAGCCTATATGCATGGTCTTCAGCGTCTACATGGGTTCTAGTTGGTGACGGCGGCGGAGGTGGATCAGCCTCTGGAACTCCATTAAATATACCTAACACCCTAGTTTCTAGAAGTGCTTCTGGAATATTTTCTATTGGCGGGATAGACCTTGATCTTTCTGGAACAGTACCTCTAGGTGTAGGTAGGTTTCAATGGAATTCTTCTTTTGGCACTCCAGAAGTTGGTTTAACTGGCGGCAACGTTACCGCTCATATTGGTCAGCATGTTCATGCCTATGTAACAAACGCTCAAGGTTCCCCTCTTGTTAAAGGTGATGTTGTTTATTTATTTGGAGCGTCAGGAGATAGAGCATCTGTTAAAAAAGCAATTAACACAGGAGAACCCACATCTGCTAAAACTTTAGGTGTGGTGGCAGAGGCAATAACAACAGGAGGCCAAGGTTATGTTACTGTATTTGGCGTTGTCGATAAACTTAACTTAAGTGCATATTCACCTGGAGATACTTTATGGCTATCTGCTTCTGCTGGTAAATTTACTAGCGTTAAACCTTCTGCTCCAAATCATGCAGTTTTTGTTGGTGTTGTAGAAAGAGCAAATGCTGGCAACGGTCAACTTTTTGTTAATGTTCAGAATGGCTATCAGTTAGACGAACTTCATAATGTTTCAATAATAAATGCTGCAGACAACGATATAATTTCATACAATCAATCTGCTAGTTTATGGCTTAATCAAAATCTTGCAACTGCCATTACAGAGGTTGACGGAGCGGGATCAGGAATAGATGCCGATTTACTTGATGGTCAACATGCATCATATTTTCTTAATACTTCTAGTGCAACCCAAGAAAGAACGGGAACAACAACGTTCCATGGAACCGTTAATATTAATAATTTAGTTATTACAGGAAGTGCTACAACAATTAGTTCAACAAACTTAGCACTTACAGACTCACTTATTCAACTGGCACATGAACAATATACAACAGATGCTGTAGATATTGGTCTAGTTGGATCTTATGGCGATGTCACAACATCTTCTGCAAATCATTATCATGCATCCTTTGCAAGAGATGCTTCACAAAATAAATGGAAACTTCTTTCAAAAGGACCATTAGCGGTCAATAATACCATTAACTATTCAGATCCATCTGTAGAGTTTGGTGTTTTGCAGATAGCAGCACTAGAAGTTTCATCGAGCACTGTCGTAACTAATTTTAATGCTGACATGCTAGATGGTCAACATGCAAGTTACTTTTTGGCGGCAGGAACAGCATCTGCAACTTATCTTTCTCAAGCCAATGCTTCTGCAACTTATGTTACTAAACAAGAATTTGAGAATCTAAAGATTGCAACTATAATGGGAATTTACTAATATGAATGATATAATTTATAAAAAAGGAGGTTTAAGTGTCAACTTATAATCTTAAACAATTAGTTCCTGCCAGACCTCTTCCTAGTTCTGCTAGTGTTTTATATACCGTTCCATCTTTAACTCAAACAGTAGTTAGACAAATAATTCTTGGAAATACCACAGCAACAGATCTTACTGCAACTATATATTTTGTTCCAGACAGTGGATCACCATCTACGTCTAATTCAATGTTTCCAGAAATTATTATTCAAGCCAATAATGCTGTGACAATAGATATTGCCAGCGTTTTGTCGTCTTCTTCATCAATTCACGCTAAAGCAAGTGCTTCTGCCTCTATAAATATTCATATCTCAGGAGTAGAGGTTAGTTAATGTCTATAGAAAATATTCCAGTTACTGGGATATATAATACTCGCGGCGGAGAATCGGTATATGGACCTGGAACAGATGGAAATGTTACAATAACAGGAACAGTCTCTTTAAATAGAGATATGTATTATAACAATCTAACTGTTCAATCTGGGGCACAACTGGATACAAATGGCTATAGGGTTTTTGTAAAAAATACTCTTAATATGTCAGACCCTACTGCAACGATAGGAAGACTTTCTAATACAACAACAACAGGAACTTTAAAAGGCGGTGCCGTAGCAGGTATCAAGGCATCTGATACTTTAGGGGGAAATGGAGGTCTAAACCCAGGAGAAAATTTTTTCGGGGAGGCCGAATTTTATAATTTTTCTCAGGCTATTGCTGGTTATAAGTTTAATGCGGTTGCAGGAACATTAAAGTTTTTAATGGGTGGCAGCGGTGGTGCCTCTGGACCAGCAGGCGCAACAGGACAAAGTGGATCTTTTACCTCTGGAAGCCCAGGGACTTCTGGTAGCGCTGGATCTCTTGGCACCCGTCCAGGATTTACTGCATCAGTAGGGGCTCCTGGTGGACAGGGGTATCCAGGGACTAGTGGTAGCGCAGGTTCTCCAGGAATTGGAGGCGCTGGTGGAGCAGGAGGTATAGGGGGGACTGGAGGCGCAGGCGGAGGGGTCGTAATAATATCAGCAAGATATATTACTGGATATGGAATAATTAGAGCCGATGGACTTGGAGGTCTGGCTGGCACCGCAGGATCTCCTGGATCTCCAGGTTCAAATGGATCTTCAGGGGCAAACGGAGTAGCAGGATTACCCGCACCAGACTTCTTTGAAGCAGCGTACACATATATATCACAGTATGCTTACAACTATTATTTTTCATATTCTAATGAAGCCTATACTGTGTATGGTACAACATATAGTTATCCAGCGACTCCTACTGTTGGATATAATACCGCTTATGTCCCACCACAGTATGACCCACCTGTTCCAGCATATGGAGGAAATAGACCCACTACACTAGGAAATGAAGCAAGAGTAAATCCATTCGTTGCTTCATCTGGTGGAAATCAGATAAGAACAACTGGTGGAAATCAAAATCCTTTTGCAAGAAATCCAGCAAGACAATTCGGAGGAAACTTCAACCCTGTATCCGAACTTAGAGTAAATCCATTCGTTCCTTCATATGGTGGAAACCAGATAAGAGTAAATCCTACTACATATGGACCTGTTAACCCATTTGTCCCTGCTTATGCAGGATACTTCAAGCCAGGATATACAAATACTTATGCATACCCATATGTGGCATATCCATTGGCAGCATATCCATTTAGCGTGTATATACCACCCTCGCCTGCGTCCAACTTTGAATTTTCACCACAACAAAATGCATTCGTTCCATCACAATTTTGGCCTGGTGGAGCAGGAGGCGCTGCTGGAATAGGTGGCGCGGGTGGAATTGGAAGCGCTGGATTACCAGGATCTCCAGGAACTTCTGGTTATGCTGGTGGTGGAGGCGTGGTGTTAGTGATTACTGAAAATAATATTACTGAAAATATAGAAATTCGTGCTGCTGCAGGCACAGGCGGCAGCGGCGCGGCAACATCAGGAACTGTTATAATTATTAAAAATGAGGCGGTAAAAAATGGCAATTAAAAATTATGCTGGAAATTCAGCATCTACTACTTTTATTCCAGACCCAATTTATGGTTCTGGAAAAGATGGAAATTCTACTGCATCTGCTAATTTTTCTCTTACTAGAGATATGTATTATAATAACTTAACTATTAACTCTGGAGTCCATCTGAATACTAATGGGTACAGAGTTTTTGTTAGGAATATTTTACTTTTTAATGGATCTACAGATCAAGATGCTAACACTAGCCTAGGTCTTAAGAATGGATCTAATTCTGTAGGGTCTTTAGGAAGAGGTTTTACTGCTTCAGTTTCAAATAGCCTTGGTGGAAATAGCGCAAGTTATAATGCATTTGGCCCATCTGCTAGTTTCGGAGGGGCAGACTACTTTGACCGACCAGAATATGCCGTAGAAGGGTATATTTTAAATGCTATACAGCAAACTCCCCTGCCTTTAAATGGTGGCGCGGGGAATTCAACTAATCCTGGTGGAGGGGTGGTAGTAGTATCAGCAAGAAGAGTCTCTGGAAGGGGGACTATTTATGCCGATGGGTTTAATAATGGAACGGCATATTTAACGGGTGGTGGAGTAGCAATATATTGTTCTAATAAAATAAAACCTTCATCAATTAATATTAATACGTTAGGATATACAAGTGGATCAGCCCTACAGTTTGTGGTATAAATAATGAAAGTCTATTTATATGTTCCAGAAGATTTAGATGCTTCAGAGTATCTTATAACGGCAGCACAAAATAATATAGATCAGATAATCCACGGATCGTCTGATATATTAAAAGATCTTAAATATAATCATAATGAAGTCAGCGCAATAAATGTTCCAGAATTTTGCGGAGTCTGGATGGAGTCAGTAGTGTTCCCTACTGATACAGATGTACCTCTAGTTTTTATTGATGAGTGGAGTAATGAAAAAGGGTATAGTAAAATAACTGCTGTAATAGATGAAATAGATTTAGAAAATCCAAAAAAACACTCAACAATAGAAGAAGTTGAGTTAAACTATGATGATAAAAATTCATACTATTATAAATTTAGTTTTAAAAACATTGGTGAATATAGAATTAATTTAATGGCAGAATTTTTAGACGGGGAAAAAACTTTAATAGAGAGTAAAGACATTATTGTATTTAGAGGTAAAAATGGAAATTGATAAAAATATTCCAGGGCTTGCGTCCTTTGATCAAGTATTAATCTTTTCTGAAGAAGAAATAAACATGTTTGAAAATATATTCAATAGTGATGAGTTTAAAAAACTTAATGAATCAAAAAGTATAAAAAACTCTCTATGGAATATATTTTACCATCTAGATTGTATAGAATTAATTAAAAAAATTCAAAAGACACTCTTAATTTGTTTAGCAGAATATTCAGATTATTATAAAGAGTCAATACATTCTATTCAATGGCAGGAAAGAATAGATTTAAAGATATTATACCCAGGCGAGTCAGAGTATATGTTTAATCCAAGTAAATCCTTCAATGTAAAAGATAATATACCTTTCAGCCGTCAAATAGTTGCTGAGATTGGTATTGAAGATGCTCACCATGGCGGCAAATCCTCATGGGAGTATTTTAATGTAGATGAGAAAATACTAAAATCTGGAGAGATAAGAATTTATCCTGCAAGTTACTTGTATTCAAATACTACATCAACTATACTGGATGGAAGAAAGATATATCTAAGGACATTCTTTAATGGTGGCAAAGACTTTATATCAGAAGATGAGTCTTTCGATGGTTTTGAAAACATTTATATGTTTTCCTATATGAGATAAGGATCGTAATGACCACAGAGGCACCGTATCCCTCAAAAACTGAGGCAGGCTGCATTGAAATATATAATAATATAATGCCTCAAAGTGCTGCAGATAAATTAATTGAATCGTTTGAGTTTTCAGATACTAGTAGTCTATGTAAGGCTGAATATTCAAAGGCACGCATGGGGGCGGGGCCACAATCTATTAATGGGGGTCTCTATAGATCTAATCAGACAATGAGCCTCTTCCCTCATGATTGTGAAGATAAAGATTGCAAGATGACTAATGCTATAGAGTATTTGTTAGAGAGATATGTTGCTTGCGTAAATCACTATCAATCAAAGTACGAGGTTGAGATAGGCTTTGACGAGGGCTTTCAATTGCTAAAGTATTCACCAGGAAATGAATACAAGGCTCACTCAGATAGTGGTCCAGGGCAAGATTTTAGAGTTGTATCTGGTCTAATTCTTTTGAATCCATCAGAATATATCGGAGGCGGAACGTACTTTACTAATTTTGACGTTACTATAAAAACAGATACGCCATCTATAATTTTATTCCCATCAAATTATGCTTATATGCACAGGGCAAAAGCAGTACTTGATGGCATTAAGTACGCTATTGTTACATGGATGGGTCCACCATGGAGAGGTCCAGAATTACATGAACAATAAAAAAAGATTTGACAGTTATTCAAACACCTTTCTAAATTATGATGAAATAGAAAGACTTACTAAATCTATTTTTATTTCAATAGTTTCATATAATGATGAAAATATTTTAAGGACAATTAATTCAATAATGTTGAATTCTAAAAGACCTGAAAATATTTTTATTGGGCTGGCGGTAGTAGATTATCAAGAGTCTCATATAAAAACTCTTTTAGAAATTAGTGAAAAGAATAGAAATTTAAATATTTATATAATTAATGAACGTACAACATATGGGTATCTAAAACATAAAGCCGATTCATTTTATAACAAAGAAGACTACTATATGAGTGTTTCATCTTGCTCAGAATTTGACCCATATTGGGATGACATATTAATAAAACAATATGATGCATTTGAAACAATAACCTCTCCACAACCACTATTAATAACTGGAGAGCCTAGAGGCTGGCTTCCACACGATAATGTGGTTGAGGGGTATGTATATTTTACTAATCATAGAACTAATGCATCTATGCAAAGAGAAGTAAATGATTCATCCTACCTTCCTATATCTGGATATCATGAGAATATAAAAAAAGAACATCTTGAAAGTAATTTTTCTTCATCAATGAGTGAGTATGATATATCAAGGTATATTACCGAACTATCTGAATGCTCAGAATTTCTAAAAGAAAATGGGTTTGTAAAGTTTTCAAAAAGAAAGTTCCTAGACGATGAATTTGTTGCAAGATCTCTAGGACTTTCTTGCAATTTTATTTTCACTAAAGCAAAAAACTATATAAAAATTAACACACTAAATAATAATTTAATAGATGAGGAAGACTTTAATTTTAACTCAATGATTAACCTACTGAATAATGACTATTTAATTTTATCAACAAGGTATATCCCCCTGTATCATTTATATGATAATAAAGAAGTATTTTCTTATAAAAGAAAAAGAATATCTGAAGAATATACTCCAGATGAAAAATTAAATATGAGGTCATATATTTTAGATAGAGTAAAGAATTTTGAATTCCTAGGTGATGATAAAAAATTATATTACTCTGTAATATTTAGCACAGACTGGTACGCTAGAGAATTCAAATTGAGGAAAAGTCACATAAGAACTAGTCTAGAAACTTTGATAAACCTATCTATATCTATGTACAATTTCTCTATGAATGAAAACTCTCTACATTGGAATAAAAGGGACAGATGAAAAAAATAATATTTACTATGACAGAACCAGACCTATCAGATGTAGCAGAATTCCCCTCACCATCTATTAAAAATCTACCAGAATGGTATAAAGAAATGTCTACTTTTATTGGTGGCGAAAAAATGAAAGTAGACAATGGTGAGGCCAATCTAACTGTTAAAAAATGTGTTCCCGTACTTGATGCGATATCATCTGGATACATAATAAAGTTATGGACTGATGTTTTTGTATCTAGGGATGATAATGGAGTATCATACTCCTTTAGTGTAAAAAACAATAATGTGCCACCAGCAGTAACTGGCCACCCAATGGATCAGGCTCCGACTTATCCTATTAAAGATATGTACGATAAAGATATTCTGAAGTGGGTAAACCCATGGCATATAAAAACTCCAAGTGGGTACAGTACATTATTCACTACTCCAAATCATAGAGATCTACCTTTTGAAATAATGGAAGGGGTTGTAGATACAGATATATTCCCTCTTTCAGTTAACTTTCCATTTTTCATAAAAAAGGGTTTTGAAGGACTTATTCCATATGGGACTCCAATAGCCCAGGTTATTCCGTTTAAAAGAGATTCCTGGTCCTCTTCGGAAGGAGAGTTCGATCAGAAGAAGTATTCTTCTATGCATAATTTTCATGATAGCAACTTTATAAATAGATATAAGAGAAAATGGTGGAGCAGAAAGGTATATAAGTGATTTTTAAAAAAAATAAAAATACAGTTAAAGAGTATTTAGATATAACTTTTGTGGCTAAAGATGAATTTATTGCAGAGGCGACACAGGCTCCTGTTCCAGCCAGAACATTAGTGCCAGAGTGGTATAAGGATATGTCAACTCATAGAACAAAAACACCCGACTTTGACGAACATTTTGGTAATCAAAATACTACATTTAAAGCCTGTATGCCATTTTTTGATAGTTGGACTTTTGGCTATGTAGCAGTCACGCCGTGTGACCTAGTTGTTGAAGTTGGTTTTGATGAAAATGACATTAAGATACACGGAAATAAAATTTTTGATCTTATTGGATATCGTGGGGCACCGAATAAACATTCTATGCCAATCCCAGATGATTACTATCAATTAGAGTTTACATGGCAAACTCATTGGGAGGCCCAGACTCCTGATGGATACAGTTCTTTTTATACACATCCAATAAATAGGCCCGAACTACCATTCTATACAATATCTGGAGTAATGGATACTGATAAGTGGTATGCTACTGGAAATCATCCATTTTTCTTAAAAAAAGGTTTTGAGGGCATTATCCCCATGGGCACCCCAATGATGAGTATCATTCCTTTTAAAAGAGACACTTGGAAAAGTGATAAAAGATCAATGAGGCCGATGGAATACGATGTTTTAAATAGTAAAGTTAGAAGACATGCTTCTTCTGGGTATAAAAAAGAGATGTGGCAGAGAAAGGATTTTTCATAATGAAGGTAAAATGGATACCTCAGAACGAATTTGCTAGTAAGTTTATAGATCCGCCAAAGCCAGCAAAAAATTATATACCAGAATGGTATAAAAAACTACCGCAATTTACGACTGGTAATAGACCTAAATTTTTTGGTAAAAGAGCAAATACAACTGCAAAACATTGTATGCCATTGCTAGATTCATTTACTACTGGCTATATTCAGGAAACATGGTGCGACATAGCAGTTACTAGATTAGACAATGAAATTCAAGTTTCTTTTGCAGCACCAGAACAAAATCTTTTTGTAGATGGGCACGATAAAAATCCAATATTTCCAGAAACTGGGTACTATGATAAAATGTTAGCATGGTGGACCCAATGGGAGCCTCAGACTCCTAAGGGATGGTCTACACTATACACCCACCCGCTGAACCAAAATAATTTACCATTTTATACAATAAGCGGAGTCATTGATACAGATAAATGGCCTGTAGGTGGTAAAATTCAATTCTATATAAAAGATGGGTTCGAAGGAATAATTCCAAAAGGTACTCCTATGTATCAAATGATTTTTTTTAAGAGAGAGAACTGGAAATCAGAAGTTAATCCACATGATCAAGAATGGTTTGTTAAAACAAATAAAAAAGTTTTTGATTACTTCCATTCTGGATATAGAAATAATATCTGGGTGAAAAAAAATTATGAATAAAAAGTCTATATTTGTATCTATACCGTCTATGAATGATAGAGAATATCTTCATACGGTTAAAAGACTTTTCGAATCAGCAACTCACCCAGAAAGAATTTTTTTAGGCAGCACTATCTTTTGGAAAAAATCAGATATATCAGAAGTAGGAGCCCCATTCTTCTATCACTTTGATCAACAACTTTCAAAAATAAAAAGAAATATAAAGTACGATATTTTATATTGGAATAATTACCCAGGGGTTGGATTTGGAAGAACAGAGCCTTTAAAACATTATAATAATGAAGATTATTATCTTTCATTAGATTCTCATACAATGTTTGTAAAAGGGTGGGACGAAAAAGTAATAGAGACTTATGAGAATGCAAAAAAAAGTTTTGGCAAACGACTAGTTTTAACTTCATATTTAGCCCCATATTATATTAAATCCGACAAAGATGCCCCTCTAGAAATAGACAAACTTCTTCCAGGAGTAGATGGTCTAGACGTATTTGAGTATGAAGATATAGTGTTTGTACAAAATGATAATGATCCAAGGTGGCAGTTTTTTGACTATACTCATTTTAGATATAGGTCTAACATTCAAACTAAAAGTATCTTTCCCTATCCAAATGATGTATCTTTAAATAGGGCTGGTCAATTTATTCTTCCACATTTAATAGATGAAATGTATTTGCCTGCTAAAAAAATATCTGCTCACTTTACTTTTACGGAAGCAGATCCATGGGTAACTAAATTTAATCTTAATTTAGATAGAAGAATATCTTTTTGGCTAGAAGAGTTTTATCAATCATCTTTATCCTATGCTAGAGGGTATAATCTTGTTTGGGCGAAAGAAACATTTTTCTTCCATAAATATTTAAACTCACAACACAGGCTACACGATCAAAAATATGAATATGACTCAATGTACAAAAAAAGAATTTTTTATGAAAAATATATAAAAACTATAGAAAATAAGACCCCGTTGCCGTTAGATGAAAATGAAATAATTAAAAAATTTCTCAATAAAGAAGAGTATTTTGGCTTTCTTCCTAGAAGCCCTATTTCTTTTCAAAAATACTCAGGAGTCAACCTAGAGATATCTAGGTGTGAACCGTGGTGGAAGGTGCCCGAGGTTGATATCATCTACAAATAAAAATATTTATATTCCTTTTAGAGAAGACAGTATAACCAATAGGAATGAAATGTTCAAAGTGGTAAAAGAATATTATAATAACTTGGGGTATAACGTAGTCGCTCTAGACTCAGGAGATGATGACTTTAACCTATCTAAGTCAAGGAATATGGCCTTCACTAACTACGATGATAATGAAGTTATATTAATAAATGCAGACTGCCTGATCTTTGATATGGCAATAGAGGATTCTTTGAAATTAATAAAAGAAAGATCTTCTATTGTAAAACCATTCTTAAAACTTTTAAGAGTTTCAGCCATAGATAAAAAATTTATTGAATCTATCATAGATAATGAAATTTTTGATATAAAGATAGAGTCTCAAAGTAATAGTTTTTATCCTGGAGAGGCTTTTATTTTAAATAAAAGTTCTTGGGAAAAAGTTGGCGGGTTCAATGAAAATCTTTTAGACCCAATAATATCAAGTATAGACTTCTGCCTGAGAGCATCAGAATTATCAGAGTTAGTATTTTTAGAATACGATGCATATAGTTTTCATCATCCAAAAGTCTCTGGAAGAAAAGAAAGAGATGGAGAGTCCCACCTATTTGAAGTGAATAAATCATTTTTTAATGGTGATAAAAATATTTATTTATCAAGATTTGGGAACAAACTTATTAAAATGAATGAAAGTGAAAATAAAATCAGTTTAATATTTAATTTAGAAAACTATTAATAAGTTCGTTTTCATTACTAAGTCCCCGAACACCATCAATAAATAAGTCTTGCATATTAACTTTAGCGTACTCTTGAAACTTTTTAATCTTGTGTTTATTAGAAATATAATAATTAATGATTTCTTCTTTTGCTTCACTTCTATATAAAAATTCTGTGGATAGAATTTCTCTTTTACCCCCAATAGAATTAATATCCTCATAGTAAAGATGAGCCACAGGCATAGGCTCTAGTGGAGTTAGCAGTTTGAATCCATGATGGATTAATTCTATAGACATAAATAACTCTTCCTCTGGAAGAGTATAGTCGTATTGTATTAAAGAGTCATAGTTTTCAGCGAATTGTTGATCTCCAAATAATAAACCTCCAGAAATTTTTTGGTTCAATTCAAAATTTCCTGGAGAGTCATCAACCACTCTATCATTAAAATTGGGGAGTATATTGTATATACTTGGGTCATCGCGGTACTGAGTGGATGAGATATTAGTATCAATAAAATAAGATACTGCTGGAAACCATGAGTACCGCAAACTAATTCCATTTTCAGTATAAAAATAAGAATCAGGGTAGCCAGTTATAACAGATTTTCCAAAGATACTTTGCCCACGAATTAATTGATCGATAAGAGTTAAGTCCCAATCCTTTTTATAAAGGCTATGGCAGTCCACTTGGAGCATATAATCCTCTCCTGAGTACATCTCATAAGCCTTCCTTCTTCCCACCCCTGTACCCATGTGATTAGTTGAACTGTAATATTTAAAATTACTTTTAGGAACTATTTGCTGTATTTCTTTTCCAATATTTAATATATCTTCTTTACTTAAAACTCTAGATGAATGAGCAATTCCTAAAAATATTTCATTCTCTCCGCTAGATTGAGATAAACAACTCTTAATAGATTTTATTAGTTCAGAGTCAGATAAACTACATATAGAAACATATATGCTGGACATTTAATATTCCTGTCTTTAGTTAAAGGTTTCTAGCCATTCAGAATAAGTATAATAATTTCCATCTTCTGCTAAGAATTTAGTAAAATTATCTTGGTATTCTATACACCACTTTTTTAACATCTCATTAACAAATGGCTCGCGTTGATCAAGGGGAGGAGGCATTAGAAGAACTTGATTGTAATATGCTAAATAAGATTTAATAGCGCTACCGATCCAGTACCCAATTCCATTGCTCTGAAAAAAAGAATTTACAGTTAAAGATGTAACGTAAAATACGTTGCCATTTAATCCGGTAAACCATCCAATAGATGCAACAATAAATTCTGGATTAATGTCGTAATTATTATCAAATATAATAGACTTATTATCGTGATCGGGATTGTTTATTAAAAAGGCTTTCTTAAAACCATTGGGCTCGTCCTTGATGTTTAACCAAGAATTTTCTACAATAGTAGGCCAATAAGTAGTTAAAAATTCTAAATCATAAACCATTCCATTTAATTCTTCACGCATTATTCTTCTCCATTTATAAATAATTATACCCTTTTCATCAATATTAGTTTATAATATGAATCAAATGATTAAATATTTAGGCTCAGTCGGAGCATTTATTAGACTTAATGATAGCGAAAATAAAACCTATACCCTTTTAAATGTATATTCCTCTTCAGCCGCACAATTATCATTATTTTCTGCAAGTGTCAACAATCTATCTGGCGCGGTCACATTTAACTCTGCCTCAACATCTTTATATGTGAATGGAGTATCTGGGTCAGTTATTCCAGGCAAACAATGGGCGCATGTCACGTTCTCTTTTAATGATAAGTTGGCCACCTATGACACCAATAATTTTTTAATTAGATTCGGACATGCTGCATCAAGTAACTTCAACATACAAAATCTTTACATACTAGAGAACTCGTTTACTGATTCAGAGGTTGCCTACCTTCATCAAGAATTTACAGGCGGCACGACAAATAAATTGACCGTTCCACCTTCGGCTTCATACTCTATCAACATTATTGATTACCCAGAAACTAATTTCACCTCTGCCTCTACAAATGTAATTTATCAGCCATCATTTGGACAAAACAAATATCTTATGGATATAAGTGCGGTGGCAGAGGAAAGCCTTAGTAAATTTGTTTCTGCATCAGTAATGACCAACGATAACTTATACATAGACTCAGTAAATGTAAGTATTGGGGATAATATTTTATCTTTAGCGGACAATCAAATATATAGGCTAACATCATCTTCACAACTTATTACCGTTTCAAGTTCTGTAGGAGATGTTGTTAAAGTTTTATATGGACAGTATTTCAACCGAATCTCTTTCATAAAGACTGCGAGTGGGTTCAACGTTGAGCCAATAGTGGTAAAAATTAACTCATACCTGAACACAATACAGTCAAATAATGCCTAGTGTGGTATTATTTGGTACATGGGACTTCAAGTAGTAAGAGATAAAAGTAACTTCGGCATCTATGTATGGCTTCTACCAGAAGGTGGAGTATTCAAAGATGATGATGACAATGTTCTCAACATTCCATCACAGCGCGGAGATATAACAAAGATGGCTGAACTTCGTAAGGTTGCGGCCCATTATGGTCAGCCAGATGGTCAGGCGGTATTCATTCCTGGTATTGGGCGGGTAACAGAAGAGGAATATCAGGAAGATAAGTACCGCATGGAGAATGGTTTATTAAGTTACGGTGACACAGGAGCGTGGAGAGATGCAGCAAGAACCAGAAGAGACCTGGATAGATAACGTCGGCCTGAGCAAGGCCATGAGTCCAGAATCATTTATTCCTGTGGACAAAGATGATTTCAGCCAGGATGCCGATTCAATTCTTAACCTAAATGGTCTATCACAAAATTTTAAAAGATCCGTTAGACGTAAATTAAACAAAAGCCTCATAACTGCAGGAGGCGAAATTGTAACAGCAGAAGATAACATGTATGCTGGCGACGACGCTACATCTAAGCAGATTATTCCAGATAAGTATGGGTACGGCATCTTTGACGTTGTAGAGCCTCTTTATAATCCTTATGCATTGGCTAAGATCTATGAACTATCTGCCCCCAACTATTCAGCAATCAATGCTAAGGTGGCAAATATTGTTGGCCTTGGATATGATTTGTTGCCTACCCTCAATGTCATGGAAAAACTTGAATCCATTTCAAGCACAGAAGAAATTGGTAGAGTGAGAAGAAATCTTGCTCGCCAGAAGCATCGTGTAATTGATTGGCTAGAAACAAGAAATGACGACGATACATTCACCATGACGTTGATGAAGGCCTACATTGATGCAGAGTCAACGGGGAATGGGTACATTGAAGTTGGAAGAAAAACAACTGGAGAAATTGGTTATATTGGACATATTCCTGCACCAACAATGAGAGTACGTCGTTTAAGAGATGGGTTTGTCCAAATTGTTAACGGTAAGGCTGTATTCTTCCGTAACTTCCAAGGTGAAGAAAAAAATCCTATTACCAACGACCCCAGGCCAAACGAAATAATTCATATCAAGAATTACACTCCAACAAATACTTATTATGGACTACCTGCAATTGTGGCAGCAAAGAATGCAATGGCAGGAAATGAATTTGCTTCTCGCTTTAATCTAGAGTACTTTGAGAATAAGGCTGTTCCCCGCTACATCTTTTGGCTTAAGGGTGCAAAGATGAGCCGCGCAGCAGAAGAAAGATTGTTTGAATTTTTCCAAGGTAATCTGCGCGGACAGTCCCATAGAACAGCCATTATCCCCATTCCTGGCGATACTCCAGATCATAAGGTAGAAATGAAGATGGAGCCCATTGAGACTAATATCCAGGATTCATCATTCAATAACTACAAGAAGATGAATAAGGATGAAATCCTTATGGCTCACCGTGTACCCTCCTCAAAAGTAGGATCTACAGAAGGAATTGGTTTGGCGGCGGCTAGAGAAGCAGATAGAACCTTTAAGGAACAAGTATGCAGACCAGCCCAAGATGCATTAGAAAAGAAAATCAACAAAATAATTGCTGAGAAAACTGATGCATTCAAGTTTGAGTTTAATGAACTCACCCTTACTGATGAGGAAACAAGATCTAAGATTGATGAGCGGTACCTGAGGATGCAAGTTATTGTTCCTAATGAAGTAAGAGAGCGACTTGGAATGTCCACCCTTCCTAGTGGAGACACCCCCGTTGTTCTTAATGCTCAAGCACAAGCAGAGCAAACTGCACAGTCAACAAGAAATAGAGTAAGAGATCAGCAACGTGCCTCAAATGCTCCAGATAACGATGAGTTAGGAAGAGCAACCCAAGGAGAAGGTAGGCAGCAAAATTAATAAACTTAGATATAATATAATTTAATTGTTATGATTATTAATAAAGCACACTTCGATGTAGATGGAGACAGTCTCCGTCTTACTATGCCTATTGCTAAAATAGATGAAGAACGTAGAGTAGTTAGCGGATTCGCCACCCTTGACAACATAGATCGTCAAGGGGACATTCTTTTATCAGAAGCATCAAGAAAAGCCTTTGAAAACTTTAGAGGAAATGTCCGATTGATGCATCAGCCAATTCCTGCTGGAAAAGTTATTTCCTTCCGTGAGAATTCTTTCTATGATCAAGAAACTGGAAAAACATACAGCGGCATATTCGTTGACGCATACATCTCTAAAGGTGCAGAAAATATTTGGCAAATGGTTCTAGATGGTACCCTTACAGGTTTTTCAATCGGTGGCAGAATTGTAGATTTTGAAAATAAGATGGACGATCAAGATGCTGATCGTGGCGCAGTAAGGGTTGTAAAAGAATATGAACTTATGGAACTCTCCTTAGTTGATAGCCCAGCCAATCAATTCGCTAACATCTTCTCTATTCAAAAATTAGGTGACGAAATCGTTACATCTGGAATTGCAACAGAATTTTCTACAGAAAATGTTTTTTGGTGCGCCTCAGACAAGATTGCTCTGACAGAAAAATCTGACTCTGCAGACTGCCCAGTTTGCCAAAACTCTATGAATGAAATCGGTTGGGTAGAATCAACGGATGTAAAGAAGAATGAAGAGGTTGGAAGACTTGTGGATGGCTTTATTTCAAAGGCAGACTCAGTAAGAGTAGGAGATTTTGTATCATGGGGTTCAAGCGGTGGAACGGCTAGAGGAAAGGTAGAAAGAGTTGTACGATCAGGCTCTATTGATGTTCCTGGCTCAGACTTTACCATTAACGCAGAAGAAGGAAATCCTGCTGTTTTAATTAGAGTTTATCGTAAGGGTGCCGATGGCTGGGCTCCTTCAGATACAAGGGTTGGTCACAAAATGAGTACTCTTAGAAGAATCTCTGCCCTAAGCGCTAAGATGCACGATGAAGACATGGAGGATGAGGATCTAGAAAAAGAAACAATAACTAGTGAAAATACTCCTGCTCGTAATGCACAGCAAGGTTTACCTGGAGGCATTCCAAAGTCTCCACGAAAGAAAAAGCGTATGTATCGCAAAGATGAGGGTATGGTTAAGTCTGGCGATTATGTAGTATTCTCAGACAAAGGGAAACTTTCTAAGGGTCGTGTGGATGTTATTGACACAGAGAAAGCGGCGGTTAGAATTTACAAAGAAGTGGCAGATAATAAGTTCCAACCAACCAATAACATCATCACTAAAAATATTACAGACTTAACAAAAATTAAGGTTGCAAGCAAAGAAGCATTAGAGAAGTCATTATCAAATGAAGATATTGATCATTTAAATACCTTAATTTCTCAGCATAATGAAAAATATGGTAATGTTGATTCTAAGAATGTCTCATTCGACACGCTGCGTAAGGTTTTTGAGCGCGGCGTAACAGCATTTAAGGCTAACCCAGAGATGCAAAAGTCAGATGAGTATTCTCCTGAGCAATGGGCGTATGCAAGAGTTAATGGATTCTTGCAGGCGGTAAGATCAGGAAAATTCAACAACAGACCATATGACACAGATTTGTTGCCAAAGGGTCACCCATTGTCAACGAAAAAGTCAGATAATTCAGAGGAAAATGAACTGGCTTTACAAAAACGAGAAGGAGGTGTTGAAATGGCTGACAATAATACAAGCCATGAAGAACTTGACACCGCCGAGGCAACAGACGAGACTTCTGAGGAAGTAACGTTTGAAGTAGAAGAAACTGTAGAGGACGTAGTTACGGAAGCGCTTGCAATGGCTAAGTCCGATGGTGTTGAGGCTGAAGTTGCCGATGATACCACCTCTGAAGTTTTTGACATGGAAAAGGCCCTTGGCGAGGTTAAGTCCTTCGTAGAAGAGACAATTACTAAGTCCATTGAAACTAATACCGAATCACTTGAAAAGTTCTCCAACGCAGTAGTCGAACTTGCTAAGGCAGTTGACGAAAAGATTGGTCAACTTCAATCAAAGTATGAAGAGGTTACCAAAAGTTTAGCCGATCTTAATTCTGCTGCTGTAGAAATCGCTAACCGCGTAGAATCAGTAGAAGAAGAAACGGCAATTAAGAAGTCTGGTGAACTGGAATCCAGTATCCCAGAGCAACCCATAATGAAGAAATCAGTATGGGGCGGACGCTTCCTCAGTTCCGCAGAAGTATTTAACTAATTAATTAAAGAAAGAGAGGTGCAAAGAAAAGCATGAGTGACGCAATTAATAAGGCCGCTGCCGCAGTAAATGTTGGTACAGGTGCAATCATCTCAGATCTCGCTTCAAGCGGTGATATGGAGAACTTGACAAGCAACCCACTAACACAAAATGGTGGCGTCCTACTTCCAGAACAATCCCGTCGATTCCTAGACTATGTGTTTGACCAAATGGTCCTAGGTAACGATGGTCGTAGACAAGTCATGCGTTCAAATACCGCTGAATTCGATAAGATTCAGGTCGGTACACGCTTGATCCGTAAAGCATCACAGGCAAGTGATAACATCTTTGATGCTGCTGCAGGCGAAACAGACTACGCTAACCGTGGCGCACAATTCACCAAGGTTGAAATTGTCACTACTAAGTTCCGCTTGGATTACGAACTCTCAACTGAGGCACTTGAGGATAACATTGAAGGTACTGCTCTTGAAGATCACATCGTACGCCTAATGGCTAACCAATTCGGTAATGATCTTGAAGATATCGCCATCAATGGTCTCGCTGCTCAGGGTACTGCATCATACGCTGGTACAACTTACCCATACACAATCGATGGGTTCGTTAAACTCGCTGATGGCGCTGCTGGTGGTACTCACTTCGGTACCGCTGCAACCCTTACCACAGCATCAACATTCTTCACCGCTGCTACTACAGCAGGTCAGGTAAAGAGTGGTTCCGCAATCGCCTTCTTTGAGCAACTTTACAACGCATTGCCCCGTAAGTTCAAGGCTCGTCGTCAAGAGTTGAAGTTCTATGCTTCAACAAAGAACGTACAAACCCTTCTTACGGATCTCCGCGCAATTGGTTCAGGTGGCGTTCCTGAGGATATCGCTTCTGGTATCCTTCGTGGTTCACAGCCTCGCGTCGGTGGTCCTGCTGGTATGACAACCTCCATCTTCGGTATTCCCGTGATGGAAGTTCCACTATACCCAGATCACTACGTTGACCTTACGTTCCCACAGAACAGAATCTGGGGCTTCCAGAGAGATGTTACTGTACACCGTGAGTTCCAGCCAAAGAAAGACACCGTAGAGTACACAGTTTACGTCCGCATGGGTCTTAACATTGAGGAACTTTCCGCAATGGCTAAGGCTAACGCCGTAACTGGCTGATAATTTAATAGTTGTTGGGTAGGGGGCCGCATACGCGGCCCCCTTTCCATATTCCAAAATATAGTAAAATATAAATAATTAAATCATGGCGGTGCTGAATGCTTGAATATTTAAGAAAAGATAACTCTCCGTTAACAATATCTTATACGGCGAGTTCATACGCTACTAATGTGTATTTTGAAGCCTATGATTTGGATACAGAAGAGTTTATCCAAAGTGGAGCGGCGACAACTAGTGGGTCATCCATTTATTCAATTACTTTTACAGCAGACTCAACAGCATACGATAGAAATATCAAATTAGAAATAATCACAACAAGTTCTGCTAATGCCTACAATGAAATACAAAATGTTTCCTTGATAAGACCTTATGCGTCAGTAAGTAGAATTGAATCTCTGGCTACTATCCCTCCTAACACAGCATCATCTACATTACTTAAATTAGAACGCAGGGCACGACTAAGCCTCAACGCATTTATTGGACATAGTTTTTATAAACTTAAAAAAGATATGACTGTATATGGTAACAACACAGATATTCTTACACTTCCAGAAAATCTTTACAGAATAGATAAAGTTTATGAAGACGATTTATTAGTATATGAAAGAGATAATACAGAAATTCAATTAGAGCATCCAATAGAAATTGCCGACTCACGAAATAGAATTAAGATTGTTAACACTTCATCTAAGAGTAAAGACACGGCAGAATCACCTATATTTTCAGTATTCTATTATCAAGGTGTATTTAAAAAAGATCATGCCTACAGAATAGATGGGATATGGGGTTGGGACTATATTCCAGCCGATATTGAGCAGGCGACGGCATTACTAGTAGAAGATTATTTATGCAATGATTTCAATATCAGGAACAAAAATATTGCAGAACTATCCAACGACTCATATGATATTAAATATGGCTCAGATTTCGCCACAGGAACAGGAAACCTTGCTGTAGACAATCTTATTGCTCACTATAAAGAGCCTAGATATTTGGTGATTTAATGTCTGGGTGCATTAGTTCTACATCATATACGATGAAAGCCGATATTTATTCTGCCTCTGTTACTCAAGGGGCGGCTGGTGAAGTAATAAGAACTTGGGTCAAGGAAGAAACTATAGATTGTTACGCAAGAGGAATTCTCCGTAAGGGTGTTGGAGAAAACTCAACGGCGTTTGAAATTAATAATTATGTAAATATTCTTAACTCTATGGTCAAGGTAAGGGCTAATAAAATTATTGCTGCAGATAAAAGAATAGCAAATATTAGAAACGACTATGAAATTATTTATAAGGAAGGTCAAGACCCAGCAACTGCTGGTGGCATTGGTGGGTCAACCATTTTTGAACCTAGAGGTAGCACCCCTATAACTAATTTTGATGGATCAATTATAGAATACGAAACTGTTCTTATGCGGCAAGAAATTCAAAGACTGGGTATTGTTTAATGGCAACTAAAGTTTTTAATACAGATAAATTTTCTGAAAAAGTGATAGCCTTATCAATGTACGATAGTACGCTTTTAACAGATTTATATTTAAATCCATTTAACGCTCAAAAAATTAATCGTGGGGCAGCCTTTCTTATTAAAAATTATTTTGAAGAATATATGGATGCAAAGTCTAAACAAAATCCTCAGTCATATCATCATGTTTATGAGTTTGATAACATAGGAAATAGATCTTCTAGATTATTTAAAGCAAATATTAATAGTACGCCAGATGGAAGCGCTACAATAACTTATTCATTCACTAACGCTAAATTACCTAATAGAGAAGGATACCCTTTTCCTAATAAAGCAGAGGTAATGGAGGCTGGAAACCCAATTACAATAACTCCGAAAAAATCAGAATATTTACAGTTTATGTTAGAGGATGGAAAGTTTGTTAAAAGTAAAAAGGTAGTTGTTAATAATCCTGGTGGCCCAGGGGTAGCAAAAAGTTTTGAAACTACTCTAAATAGATTTATGTCATCTCAAGCACAAGTTGTTTTAACAAAAGCAAGGTATTTTGAAAGAATAGAAGATGCTGTGGTTGTAAAAAGAACCATTATGATTCCTAGAATAAATTCTGGATTAGTCTCAGATGCTATACAGCGTGCTAAAATAGATGCAGATCAAATAACTGCAGGCTTAGGAGCATTATATGCCTAGTTACACAGAACTTCCAATAGTTCTTATTAATAATTATTTGTGGGCTCTTGCCCGTGGAAATGTTGCGGGTCAACCAGCGGTTGCCAGCGCTGTATGGAATACAGCCTCATATACCTTCACACCATTCTATCCCGTAAGTGAAAACCTTGCTCCAGACTCTGAACCGATTCCATATATTTTATACGATTACATATTTCTTCCAAAGCCAGGAACATTTTGGCCTATGCAAAAAGAAGAAGCAGACTACATAATAGTAGGCGATTTACCTCAAATTTATTATATAAAAAACTATATTGTAGAGGCTTTGGAAAAGTTTGATGAAAGTGCGCGGGAAGTAAATAACCATCTTCTTACCGCTTCAGTATCTACTAATTTTAAATACATAACGGTAGACCAAGAAAACTATATTGCGGAAGAAAAAAGAATTGGTAGTTTTGCCCCTAAGTTCATCACATGTCTTAAATTAACTTATGAATATACTAAATAAACCCAGATATGATAACATATCTATGAGGAAGCGTAATACAATATCGCTTCAAGGAGGTGAAAAAATAAATGGCCAGAGACTTTAATGCAAAGAATATTATTACAGGCGCAGCAACCGTATATGTCGGCAAGGACGGTGTAGAGAATAACAGAATCAATGTTTCATCTGCTACTGCAACCGCACAAGATCCAGGTAACGTTACCACAGTTACTGACGGTGAATGGTACCACCTAGGTTACACAATGGAAGGCGTCACGCTCAACATTGAACCAACCTTCAATGACGTTATGGTTGATCAGTTGCTTGACACAGCAAGACTGTTCAAGACTCAACAAAGAGTTACTGTCGCTACATCACTTACAGAGGCTACGCTAGAAAATCTTTATGTTGCTATTGGTGGCGCTTCAACTGACTACCAAACTGCTTCCGCAGGCGCATCATATAACCAAATCACCGCAGCAGACGGCTCTGCAAGCGCCCTAGGTGCAGCAGGTGCTAGTGCAGTTTTCGTTAGTGGTTCCGCTAATGCACAGGTTCAGAATCTACTTCATCTTAATGGTGGTTCACTTGGTATTGCTCCTGTGGAGCGTTCCATGTGTTTCGTTGGTTCTGCACCCACCTCAGTCGCTGAATCAGGTGGTGCAAACAAGAGAGCAGAAAGAATCTACACGGTTTACCGCGCTGTTTCTGTTGAAGCAGTTGGTGTTGGTGTTCGTCGTGACGACGCCACAGTATTCCCTGTTAACTTCCGCGTTCTACCCTCTACCTCTAACGAGGCACCTGACGGCAACGCCGCATACGGCAAGATTGTTGACCGTATCTTCTAATAATTCAACATAGTTTATGATAAAGGCGCAGTATTTTACTGCGTCTTTATCATTTATACTGTATAATATTGCTAACAACGAAAGGATATCAAATGGCAACCAAAGTATATGAAACTGTAGAACTAGAACTCCTTGATGGCAGAACAATTACTGTCAAGCCCCTTAATCTTAAAAACCTCCGTGAGGTTATGAAGGAATGGCAGAAGGCCTCAGAAGTTGAAAATGAGGACGAGTTCCTTGACGTTCTAATTAAATGTACATCGATTGCTTTCCGTCAATTTGCTCCAGATTTGGCTGGAACAACTGAAGAACTTGAAGAAGCGGTAGACCTTCAGACAATGTATAAGATCCTTGAGGTTGCTGCCGATATCAAGTTGAACGACCCAAACCTAGTAGCGACGGCTCAGGAACTCGCTGGGAGGATCTAGACCTAGCCTCCATGCTTGGAGAAGTCTTTCTGTTGGGACATTGGAAAGACTACGAAGAACTTGAATCGTCGCTATCTATGCCAGAACTTGCCGCTACATTAAAAGCAGTTTATGAGGCGGAAAGAAGAAGACAAAAGTTTATGGCTGCTCTTCAGGGCATAGACATTGACGAAAATTCTGAAGAACCAAAGGAGGAGTCCCGAATTCCTAGCGTAGAAGAAATTCAGGCTAGGGCAGTCGCAAGACTGACTGGTGATAAGAGTATGGCTGGAGCAATTGAACAAGGGTTTACCCCAGATATGGGTGTTATATATGAGTTAGCAGAGGGCGCTGAACTTGGCTAACATTCAATCTACCATCGTATATAACGCTAATCTTTCTGCTGCCCAGGCACAAATTAAGGCTCTCACTACTCAAATTGGAACTCTTACTGCGGCATTTAATACTTTAGATAAAGCAGCCCTTAGTACTCAAAGAAGTCTTGCGGCAACATTTGCTGCTAACGTTGGACAAATTGGTGGATTTACTGCACAAACTGTAAAGGCAACTGATGCAGTAGAAACATTTGGGAAACGTCTTGCTTCAAATAAACTGACGATGAGAGAGTATTTCCGTGAGGCTATTGCTGGATATACTAATCAAGAAAGTTTAATGAGAAGACTTGCTGCACAGCAAGTAAGATATCAACAATCTGTAGCAGTACCAATGGGTGCTGGTCAAGCAATGCTCTTGACCCCTCAGTCTATAGCGGCAGCAGGAAATGCCACCGCATTAGCCTCTCAGAAATTTTCAATATTCAATGAATTAATTAATGGTGGATCTACAGCCATGCTTAACTGGGGTAAGAATACCCAATGGGCTGGACGCCAGTTAATGGTTGGCTTTACCGTTCCCCTGATGTTGTTTACTGCTGTTGCTTCAAAACAATTCCGCGAACTTGACAAAGAATTAACTAGATTCCAGAAGGTATACGGATCTGATCTTGGTAATGCTATTAGTGCTTCAACTGCGAGAATGCGCGAAGATGTAAAAGAACTGGCGTTTGAAATTTCTCGTACCTACGGAATTGCTGCTAAGGAAACTGCTGCCCTTGCTGCAGATATTGCTGCTACGGGAGCAGAAGGAGAGCAACTATTATCATCAGTACAACAAACAACAAGACTTGCAGTACTTGGTGAAGTAGATAGACAAGAGGCAATGAAAGCAACTCTTGCACTTCAGTCTGCCTTTAAGATGAGTACTACTGAATTAGCGGAATCAATTAACTTCCTTAATGCTGTAGAAAATCAAACGTCTGCAACACTAGAGGATCTTTCAATTGCTATCCCGAAGGTTGGGCCTGTTGTTAGATCCCTTGGGGGAGACATTGAAGATCTTTCAATACTTCTTGTTGCTATGCGTGAAGGTGGCATTCCAGCAGCAGAAGCAGCAAATGCATTAAAGTCTGGCCTTGCATCACTTATCAATCCAACAAAACAAGCATCAGAAGTAGCAAAACAATTTGGAGTAGACCTTGTTGGGATTGTAGAGGCAAATCAAGGTCAATTAATGCCAACTATTTATGCAATGAAAGATGCTCTATCTGGTTTAGATAGTTTTGCTAGGGCTAGAATTATTGAGCAAATTTTTGGTAAGTACCAGTTTGCAAGAATTACAGCCCTATTCGATAATATTGGTAGATTAGGATCACAAACACAATCGGTGGTAGAACTAGCCGCTAAATCATCTGCAGAATTAGCGGCAGTAGCAAATGGAGAAATAAGAGTTCTTACAGAATCTACAGCAGTTAAATTCCAAAGAACATTAGAAGAACTTAAAAATTCAATAATGCCAATAGGTGAGGCTATTACTGAAACCCTTATCCCCATATTTGAGTTTATTGGTAAGGGCGTAAAAATGTTTACATCATTCTTCCAAGCCCTTCCAGAGCCAGTTAAGAATTTTGCTAAATACGGGGTTGCTATAGCGGCATTAGCGGGTCCAGTAATTATGTTGGTGGGTCTATTTGGAAACCTTATTGCTAATGGAATTAAATTTGGGATGATGATTACTAGACTAGGCGCTAGGGTTGCTGGTCTTAAATTTGAGAAATTTGAATTATTAGACAGTCATGTCATGGCTGCCAAACTAGGAGTAGACCAACTTACTCTGTCATTTGATACACAAGAGGCAGCACTAAGAAGATTAACGGGAGTTCTATCCGCATATGAAACATCTTTAAATAGATTAACAAAATCTAATCCTGCACTATTTATTCCAGGGGCTATTCCTGGCGCTAGAGGACAGGTTCCAATTAGAAGAAGTAAAGGCTCTACTTCACCAGAAAAAGTTCCTGGTGGTTACGGTGGCGGAGACAGAATTCCAGCATTATTAGAGCCAGGAGAATCTGTAGTAACTAAAGAGGCTACTTCAAGATACTGGCCAGTTATTTCTGCAATGAATAAAGGAAAACTTCCTGGATTCGCTAGCGGAGTAGTTTTCCTTGGAATGGCAAGAAAATATCAGGACGTACAGCAAGCAAAAGAATTAAGAACAAGATTATCTAGAGTAAATGCAGAAGCAACTACTGGAAGATTTGCTGATCTTCCAGTTACTCCTTTGGGCGCAAAAGTAACTTCAATCGGTGGTAAAAGTTCTTCTATTCCAGGAATCAATGGAGTGTATGAGGATAATGGTCAAAGGTATGTAGTTAAAACACATGATTCGGCAGACTCTGCATTAGCAGAGGTTCGCGGATCTCAATTAACTAGAGATATTTTTGGACTTAAAACTCCTGTGCAAGAATTAATTAAAATTAAGCATCCTATAACAGGAGATGTTGTATTTGCTGTTAGATCCCCCTATGATGCTAGATTTGCTGCCAGCAGCGGAAAGATAGATGAGGGAGATTTCTTCACTCAAGCACTTGCTTCTGTTATTAGAAGAGATAAAGATTTACAGCCAGATAATTTATATGACGGTGTTGTAACAGATGTAGGGGCAGCCTTTGTTGCCAATAAAGCCTCTCAGCCAAGAGTAATTGGTGGAGATGTTCCAAGTGTTCAGGATCAGGCAGAGATCAACTTCTTGATGAAAAAGGGTGGGGCAAGAAAGTGGTTTGCAGAAGAAACAGCATCCTTAGCAAAATCAATGACAGAGCAAGAATATGTTAGTGGATTTAGAACAGCCATTGCTAAAGCATCTGAAAATGTCCGTGGCGCGATAGATAAACTTCCATATCTAGATGAAAATGAAAGACAGATGTACATGCGTTTAGTTAAAGACCTAGACGATGCTGAAAAGATAGACTGGAGCGCTGTATATAGATTCCATAAAGACATAGTTCCCGAAGTTAAGCGGCCACCTACAGCCGCTGCTATTGCTAAAAAAGAGGCAGCAGAGGCAGAAAGAATTAGACAGACTGGAGATATGGCCCCATGGCAATACGGTCTTCCGCTAACATTTAATACTGGCGGAAAAGTCCCAGGTAGCGGTGAAGGAGATAAGATTCCGGCACTACTAGAACCAGGAGAGTTTGTTGTAACTAAAAAGGCAACAAAAGATTATGCACCAATCTTACATGCAATGAATAAAGGTGTTCTTCAAGGTTTTGCCCTAGGAACTCCAAGAAATGATGCTGTAGACAAATGGTTGAGAGAATATGAGGCAGCAACTACTGGTATTGGACAGGGACAAGTTTCTCTTGGCCCATGGGATGCCACAAAAAGAGCGCGTAAATCTAGCGCTCCTTCATCAATAAGAAACCTTGGAGCGCCAGAGGATATCCCTGGAGTTAGATGGGCTAGAGGACACTATACAGAGGCAGGCGCAGATGTAAAAAGTATGAGACTTGATAGAAATCCATTAGTTAATATATCCTGGCATCCAGAACTATGGAAATTTATTACAGATGCAGAAAATCAACTAGCAAACAAATTATCTACGGCTGGTGCTGGATCTGCACAAATTAGACGCCAGATAGAAGTAGCCTTACGAGATACTGGAGCAAATACAGAAAAAATAGATAGAATCATGTTTGCAATAACTGAAGGCATAATGGTTCACTCTGAAGATATACAAGAATATGAAAATGCTTTAAGGCATCTGCACGCCCAGGGTGCTGACATTACATTTCTTGGAGATACTTTATCTCAGGCAGATATATTAAAGAGTCAAGGTAGACCTGGATTAGCATCTGCTACAACAACAGAACTTAGGGACGCACAAGCAATTCAATTAAGAAATTATCAGGCACTAGAAAGAAGACTCGCTGCAGATCCAGGAAATGCTGTTTTGCAGCAAGGAAGAGATAGAATTGCTAGACAAATAATTCAAATTGAGGACTATTTAGAAAAATTTGGTGAAGATGTAGGAAGATTGCCAGAAACAGTTCTTAGAAGTATTAGAGAACATTCAGATCAAGCATCTCCATCAAGAGAAGCGGAAAAGGTCGGACGAAATATGTCCGAAGGATATCTACAGGGCGCTGAAAGTGTTGATGGTCGTTCTGCTGGAGAAGATTTAGGAAGAGAAATAGTTTCTGGTGCAAAATCTTCTAAAACTAATGCAAGGCCCGTAGGCCCAGGAATTGAATCTGCTTCCACTAGCCAGCAAATTGCAGCAGCAGAGAAGTCCGTACTTGATTATACTAAAGCCCAGGCAAAGTTCACCAGCCAGAGATCTGTTGCACAGCAACAAATAGCAGCAATTGATGCAGAAATTTTAAGATTGCGTCAAGAAGAACGTGCTGGAAGAATGACGGCTGGAACTAGACTAGCAAAAGAACTTGTATTGCTAGAAGAACGTAATAAATACGATACAGAACTTACTCGCGCTAGCAGACTTGAACAGATGTATCAAGAAAAAATTAATGCCGCAAAGCAAAGAATTGCTGCCGCAGATGAAAGACAGTTAAGAGCAGAAGAAGAAGAGGCTAGAAGGGCTGAAGCCCGTGCCCAGGCTGCTCCTGGAAGAATAACCATGGGAATGCTTGGTGGCAGCCAAACAGATGCAAAGACTCTTTCAGCAATGAGAAGAGTGCAGGCTGGTTATGGAAAGCCTGGAGATAAAGATCTTATCAATCAAGCGCTTGGAATACAAAGTGGGCCTACTGATAGTTTAAGAAGAGCCAAGGATGCCTCAGGCGATATAGATAATCGCCGTGGAATGGGCACTATGGCTCTAACAAATATAATGTTTACTCTATCGGCAGCCGTTTCTGGAATAACCGCTATGACTGGAGCATCAGAAGACGCAGCCGCAAAGATAGGTATGCTTACCACCGCGATGATGGGTCTTACTACAATACTATCGTTTAGAGATATGATTCCAGGAGGCGGTGGTTTCCTAGGGTTGAAGGCCGCTGGCGCTAAATTAAGTGATTTGGGTGCTAATAAAATACCAGCACCCTTTGCACCTACACTTGGAGGAGCGGCTGCAGCGCGTGGCGCTGGACAGTCTGTTGGGTTTGGTGCTTCAACATTACTTAGGGGTGGCGCTGCACTTTCATTTATGGGCAGCGGACCTGGAATTGCTATTGCTGCTGGACTTACTGCTGCTGTAACTGGATATATGATGTACAAAAAGGCAGCAGATGAAGCAAGAGAAAGAGCCATAGCAGCATTCGAAGATCCAGCGGAAAGCGCAAAATATTTTGGCGAAGAAATTAAGGATTTAAGTAGATTATTAGAAGAAAGAGCGGGAAGATTCCTTCCAGGAGATAATGCTGCAGCAGTAGATCAAGGATTAAGGGATATTGTTAAAGAAGAGTACGCTCCGCTTATTGAAAAAGTTAAATACTCTAATGCCGAGGCGGGGGCTAGAGAACTAGCAATTGCATATAATAGCATGTTGCTAAACGGACTTTCTTCAGATGCTGCTAAAGAAACTTTAAAGGCTATAGCAGTAGAAGCGGGTATAGTAGGAGGACAAGCCTATGGGGAAGCGTTCACAAGCAATCTTTTAGTAGCAGATAACGCAGAGCAGGCGATACAAGAGCAACTTGATAGATTAAATCCAGAAAATTATAAAGGGTTGGCAGACAAACTAGAAGCATCCTTGCCACAAATGCAACAGGGGGTATATGATGCTATAGATGCAGATGCTATAGATAGATGGAAACAACTAGGAAAAGGTCTTCTTCAAATAAGTGGCGTAGATTTTGAGAAACCATCAAGAGGAATATTAGATATTAGTAGATCTTTACAGAATATGGGTGCTGGCCTAACTAATGTTTGGCAATCATTTACCGGACAACTTTTTGATAGCACCCCACTTGCACAAGCAGCAGATGCTGCTTCAAATAGATTAGATCAGATTAAGAATCAGATAGAAGAAATGAGAAATCTATCAGCAGATGCATTCCTAGCCAACGCAGAAGATTTTATGAAAGCATATGAGGCTGCCCCAGAAGCCGTAGTTGAGGCAATACAAACAAGTGGTCAATGGATGGATGATACTGCTGAAAATCTAGATATAGTTAAAGCCAAATTAATGGAACTTAACCCACTATCAGCAGGATTTATTAATCTTATTGGCAGTATGGAAGATGCAGTTCTAGCATTCCAATTAACAACAATGGGAATAGATTTATCTAGAGTATTTACTGTTGGTGAAGATGGTGTAATAGTATTTAATTCAGCATTAGCAGAATCAATTAAATTAACTCAAGCCTACTACGATCAACAAGAATTAGAATCAAAAGAATCATTCGACAAACTAAAAGAAAATACTGTTGCATTTATAGATGAAGAAATCAAGGCAACTAAGAAGGGCATCAATAGAATAAATGACTACTTTGATTCATGGAAAAAGATTATTAATAAGCAAGAGCGCGAATCTGAAAGACAATTTAAGCAAGATCAAAGAAGATCAGAGAAGTTCATTGACGCTAAAGAAGATGAAATTGATTCTATACAGGACGCTCTTGAGGCTAGCCGCGAGGCATTTGATGACAAAATGCAGCAGTATGAAGATGAAAGAAAGGCTATTGAAGATAGTTCAGATGCTTATATTAAATCTCTTCAAAAAAATCAAGCAGCCGATTCATTCTATGCACAGCAAAGACAAACTTCTCTTGGCGCTCTAGAAAAACTTGCATCTGGTGATGTGTTTGGATTCCTTCAAGATCGTGAGAAAATGTCAGCAGATGCACAATCATTCTCCTATGACACAATGATTGCAGAGATTGAAGATAGAAGAGACCTGGAATTAAAAGCCATTGATGAAACAATGGAGAAGGAAAGAAGAAAGCAAGAAGAATATGAAGAAAATCAACAGAAGAAGATTGACTTAATCAATGATCAAATAGAGGCGGAAAGAGAATTAATGGATGCGCGTCAAAAAGCGCATGAAAAAGAATTAAGGCAGTTTGAAAAGAAGAGAAAGACTATTGAAACAAATAGAAAGATGGAGTTGAAAGATGAGCAAACTAAACTTTCCGATCTACAAAGACAAAGAGAAACTGCCCAAACTACTGAACTAAAAGATTATCAGAAGTTTACAGAAAGTCTTGGGGAAGAATACAAAAAGAGATACGGTAAAGAAATAGTTGAATTACAAAAAGTACAATACTATATTAGATTTAATGCTCTTTATCAACAAAATCAATCAAGAGAAACAAGCAAGCAACTATCTGATGACCAATTAATGATTGCTGCATTTACTCAATCATTTGGGAAAAAGCCGCAGGCTAAAGTTCCAATTCAACAACAAATATTAAATATGGGCCTGGACCCGTATGATCCTAACAACCCAATGTATAAGCCAAGGACAGCAGCAAACGGCGGTCTGATGAAATTTGGTGATGGAAGCGGTGGGAAGGTCGTTGGTCCAGGCGGTCCTAAGTCTGATGTAATTCCTGCATACCTATCTAATGGTGAATATGTTGTCAAGGCTTCTAGCGTAAAATCGTACGGCGTTCCAATGATGGAAGCAATTAACGCCGGAAAATTTGCATATGGCGGATATGTTGGATCTGCCGACGCCCAGGAGACCAGGGCACAGGGCAATGTATATGGAGGTACACCAAAAACAAATTATTCATATACACCTGGATCTTCAGTTAGACAAATTCCTTGGAGCGCCAATAGGCCAAACCTTACATCATTATTAGATGATACGCCAAATGATAATTATAAGGCACGGGGTAAGTATGCTGATAGAAAATATGTAGCGTACGCATTAGAGGCTAAAGAATATAGACCAGGATATTCTGGCGGTAAAAAGTGGCGCGAGAATATGTCAAGGATGCAAAACCTTGGGCTGAATATAACTAGTGCTTTTGAAGAGTGGCGCAATCTTAGAAGGTGGGAGAAAGAACAGTTTATTAGAGGACTTCCACCAACAACAACTTCTTCGCAACAAACTACTAATTCTACTACTACGAATAATTATCCAGGAACAACTATACCTTCTGCTCAAATGAGAGGTGAGGGTACATCACCTTACTACAAAGACTGGTGGACCAACTATGAATCTAAGGCAAAGGCATATCTAAGAACTCTTCCAGGCGGGGCAAATAGATGGATGATTGAACACTTCCAAGATACAGATGGGCATCATTCATATAGAATTATTCCAAGGGCTCAGGATAATAGACCTTGGTGGCAAAAACTTCTTCAACCAGCGTATGATGATGGCGCAGGGCATCTTAAGGGAGACTATAACTATGATGGAAAAACTTGGCCAAATAAGGGAGATAAAGGAACTGCAGTAGATTATGGGTGGAAAGATGGAGGATTAGTTAAAGGTTTTAAAAATGGTGGAATAATTAAAGCCTATGACGGCACCTATGTATCTGCCGACCGTGCAGAAACTAATGCTGCAGATCGCCGCGCCCGTAACCAAAACCGTACTACAACAACATATACTGGTGGAACACCAACAGCAGCATATGCTCCAAAAGCATCATATTACACGACTCCAAACTGGAATCCAAGAAAACACGGAGTTCTGCCACAATATAAAAATCCTCTTCCCATAGGAAGAATTGCTGGAACTACAAATCCATATTCTATGGCTGGAGCATTTACAGCGGATACAGCAACTATGTATTCACAAAATTATTCACATAAACTTCCCGCATATGCTTCATACGATCAGATACAAAGTCGTTTAATGAGCAAGGCATTTAATAATTATGGCTCTAGTCAAGGTGGCGATAGATGGAAACAAATTGCTTCTATGCTAGCCTCACCATATGATACTCCAGCAAAACAAAGATTAATTTCTTCTGCGAGAGGTGTGCCAACAATGGCATACTGGAGAAACTTAAGTAGAGAGCAAAAAGATTGGTTTATTAGATATGCAACTACTGGCAATGGTGCTAGTTGGACTGGTGCAAAGCCATTTAAGATTCTTCCTTGGATGCCGCCACCAGGAAAAACAATTGAAAGAGGGCTATCTAATAAACAAATTTTTGATGATCGTGGGCCAATAGAAGCGTTATTAAGTTATCCAAATACTGCAACTATTGGTGGAGCAAACTATGCATGGGATTCAATTACAAAACAATGGGTTAAACTTTCTGATGTTGATCGTCCACTAGGAGGAACAAAGTATTCACCCGCGCCTAATCTTCCAACACCAGATATGATGAGAGATGGAAAAACTGGGGCATATGATAGATACACCTATGACATGTCTCGCCCAGACAATCTTCCATATCCTACCGGAATGGGCTGGACTACTGCCTGGGACTTAAATACTAGAGTCCCAGTAAATAATCTTCCAAGAGATCCTGGTAGTTGGAATATCCCTGGCCCTAATTTTGGCAATCCAGATGGAGTTATAAGATTTAGACCAAATATGACTCCAGCAACTACAAGAACATCACAGCAAGAGCAATTCCCCATAGGAATGTCTGGACTATATCTTGGACAAGAAGATTCTCCATTCTCAGTAGGATCAAGAACTTCTGGAGCAGTTGGTTCGATACTTGATAGAGTTTTATCAGAACGTGGATCTATAACTAGAGCAATAGAAGTTCTTACTCCAGAAGAAAGAAGTAGATTAATCACAGAATTGTATCTTAGATCTACTGGCCCACAGGCATCATTAAGAAGTTTAAACTCTGAATATGGATTATCTAACAACCTTGGAGAAATATCATTAGATAAGATTGTCTACAATGAAAGTCTTCTTCGTAGGTTTGCTGAAGGTGGACTGGTCTCATTAGATGAAAATCTTCTTAGACAAGAGGGGGTATCTCTTAATACTGCTAAAAATGCCGTAAGTTATATTAATAATGGCGGATGGCCAGATAATTTAACTAGATTAGCGTTTGCTATTGCTATGAGAGAGTCAAACGGTAATGCAAATGCATTCTCAAGATATTCTCCAACTAATTCAGATACTGGATTATTCCAAGTAAATGAAGCCGCATACGGAAAACAGCCGTGGTTCGACCTGAATAGATTAAAGGATGGATCATATAATGCTGGAGTAGCATATAAGTATGTTTCTCAAGGCGGCACCCACTTCCTACCTTGGGCGCTAACGCCAGGATTTGATGGTACAAATGGCTGGGATTGGTCATATTATGCAAATTCATCATATTTTGCTCCAGGATCACAGGCTAGAGGTGAAACAATAAGAAGAACTAAGTTGTTCTGGGATGCTTTCAAGGGATCATCTGGTGGCAATGGGACGACTGATACAACAAATAATAATTCTAATGAAACAGATAATGATAATTATTATCTGCCAGAAAGAGGATTGTTAGGCCGTCTATCATTAATACAACGTGGAGAAGGTGGAAATAGAGGCGGTATTCCTGCTCCAGATGGAAGTTACCAGCCTCCAGTTAATACAGGAAATCCAGATGGAGTTCTAGCGGTTGCATTTGCTAAACAACAATTAGGCGAGCCATACGTTGCAGATGCTGATGGTCCAGATCAATGGGATTGTTCTGGTTTAACTGCTGCAGCATACAATGTTGGTGTGCCAGACGGGTATAAAAAATATAGTTTAGTTTCATACTCTACATCTCAAGCAGAAAGATTGAAGATTAATGTTAGAAGAACTTCTGGAACTCCTGGGGACGGTAGTATGCCAGAAATTCAAGATAATTTTAATATAGGAGATATTCTTTACTTTACAAATACTGGCATTGGATCTTCTGGAAAACATGTTTCTATGTATGCTGGAAATGGTCAAATAATTGAGGCCGGAGATCCAGTACAGATGAATCCCTTGAATAATGACTGGAATAAAAAATATTTTACTTTTGGTGGCACACCTATTGCTAAGTTTGCATCTGGAGGATTTATTTCTGGACCTGGCGGACCTAGATCTGATATGATTCCAGCAATGCTTTCTAACGGGGAGTATGTAGTTAAAGCATCATCTGTTGCAAAATACGGTAAAGGATTTATGGATCAAGTTAATTCTGGTTCACTTAATCCATTCCAGGGTTCATCCATGCAACCTAGAATGTTTGCAGACGGTGGAATGGTTGGATCTGCACCTATGCCAGCATTTAGTATGCCAGCAATGGCAGATACATCTGTTGGAGTTAATAATACTAATTATGCTGGAAATTCCTCTTCAACAAGAAATAACACCAAGGTTAAGGTTGTTATAAATGGTGCTGGTGGCAAGGGTGCTAACGCAATTGCTAATAAAGTTGTTAGTATGATTAACTCTGCAAACAATAGAAGAAACCATAGTAGGAGTATCTAACACATGTCTACTACGACATTACAAAGAATATGGACTCGTCCAGCATTAATGATATTTTCAGAAAATGCTCCCGTGGTGGTAAATGCTGCCTCAGGTCAATGGAATCTTGGCACGGCAGATACAGACTTCCTTTACCTTACTGACGACAGTAGATCGGAGTTACAGGTAGCAATAGAAAGAATTGAATATAAGAAAAGAATGATTAATGGAAGAATGAGATCTTATCATGTGGCAGATAAGAAAACATTCTCTGTGTCATGGGAGGATCTTCCTTCCGTACGAGATGAATTATCTGAGACTAGATTTGGCGGAACTACAACAGGCTGGGCATCCTCTCAACAGATGCTTGACTGGCATAAAGATCATACAGACAGTTTCTATCTCACTTTGGTTTATGACACTCCTACATCATCTTCAGCCGTACCGCTGAAGTACTCATTAGAATACTATAATGTGTTCTTTGAGGATTTTAGTTATGTCATTACAAAGCGAGGGGCGACACACGATCTTTGGGATATCTCCATGACTTTGGTGGAGGTGTAATGTTAAACTATAGCGACATTCGTGACCTATATAAAAATGCCGACAGAATAAATAGCGAGCATCAAGTTATTGCTGAATGGAATATGAATAAATATTTTTCTATAGAAAAATATGGATTGTATAAACTCTATGGTCAACAATTTACCTATTCGTCTAGTAGTTCAAATATTATCGACGGCAAAAACAGAATTTTATTTAATGAAGATGAAACAAAAATAGATCCTAAATCAGAATTTTATTCACAACTATCATCTGTTTTTAAGCCCAATAGACCAGACGCTGGAATTGTTTTTGCTCAAAAACATCCTGGTGCCGTGTTCTCAGATAGCGTATTTGATATTAGAGTGTCAAGACTTTCTACTGCTTCTGCTAGATTTTATCCAGTATCAGAAGGCAGAACATATGATTACTATAACTCTGGCAAGTTTCTTGGCTTTGATCAGATTGCTGATGTAAAAAGAAAAATGGTCGGGGTGGCGAATAGTTTTGGGAGCATCTCAGACGTTAACCCATTTGTTGTTTATGAGCAAGATGTTATGTGCAATAAGATAGTCATTAAGGTACAAAATCATCTCGCTATTCCTTCATCATTTTCAATAGATATTTTAGTTAGTGGCTCATGGACTCAAATTTATAATGTTCCAAGAACTGAAGCAAGATTATCAAATCCAAGCGCTAGTGCTAATAGCAACGATGACTTTATATCAGGAGAACTTAATTTATACTATCAAAGAAATGGAACTTGGTCTAAAACAGTTACAAGGCTAGATGATTTTGATGAAATTATATCAGCATCTCCAACTCACTTCAAAAGAATTCGTGGGCTAAGGTTTAGAGTAGACTCAATGGTTCCAGTAGTTCTACCTCCTCAAAAACCAACTGGAGAAAAATGGGTAAGCACCCTTAAGAATGCACCTTTGGAACTTATAGAAATATCTCCACGCTTAGAAGCAGATGTTAGTGACTACGTTGAATCTTTTAGTCTAGCCTCTTCTATTGGTGATTCTACAAGTTTTGGTCTACCAGTTGGAACGGTAGTGTCTGGAACTGGTAATATATCATTGTCAAATGAAGACGGGCAATTTCTTTTCGCAAGCATCCTAAGTACATCTAAAATGCTTAATGAGGATGTAAAGTTTAGTCTTTACCAAAAGGTATATGTGCCAGATGTAAATCAGACATTCAATATTCCAATGGGAGTTTTATACTCAAATCAATGGAACATAGGTGGAGATTATTCTGTATCAGTTTCTTTAGAGGATGGTATGAAGTACCTTAGGCAACTGTCCGCCCCTGATTTTATGATATCTTCATTTGCTGCTACATCAGCCATTATTTTAATGATATTAGATAATGTTGGAGTGACTGGCCTAGACTTTAGGAAGTCCTCCGATTACAGTAAAAACGATAAAGAAGATACCTTAATTAAGAATTTCTTTTGTAAAAGAGAGCAAACGGTGGCAGAAGTATTTGAACAGATAGCGGTGGCAACACAATGTTCTATGTACTATGATGCTACAGGTAAATTAAACGTACTCACAAAAGAAAGATTAACAGAGAATGCTGCAATAGAAGACTCTGTTCAAGAAATTAATAATTTAAACCCAGATCCATATAAATATGTCTGGTACAACAACAATTGGTTCTTTTACGGTAGTAATACTGACGCTCTTCCAACAGAGACAGAATGGACCTATAGTGATTACTATGGGTTCTGGGTTTCTGAGGATCATCCAGTTCCAGCACAGTCTCCTGGGACAGACTTCTGGTTTATTATGGATGAAAATGTTTCTGCGTCAGCGACTGAATATCCATATACTGCAAGTTATACTTCTAATGTTGTATCTTTAGCGGAAGAAAAAATTAACCCAATAACAGATGGAGATATTACATATCATTTTTATGGCCCTAAAAGAGCCCCACTTTCTAATATAATTGAGGATACGCAGAAAAAACTTTATCAGCAGTTATTGCTAGATCAATTCCCTATGAATTCTTTGGCCTTTTCGAACTTTGAGTATGGAACAACCATAATGTGGCAGCCATCGGATGATAACTCATCTGTTCTAGGGGCAGCAAATGTCATTAAAGATCTATATGAATATAGATTAAAAAATCTATATGATGGAAAAACTTATACAAAATTTAATGAAGAAGACGCAATTAGAGCGATGTTTACTACCGAAACTGATGATAACTACAGAAGATCTTTAGTAATTTATTTAGATGCAAACGAGGGCTTTACGATACCAGATTATGAAGGATATGTTCTTATAGATAATGAATATATTAAGTATCGTGGAAAGTTATTTTATGTCGCTGGCACCAATGGAGTTTATGGCAGTAGGATAATCTTTACTGAAGAAGAGTTTTTTGAGTTAAAGTCTTCTTTAGGAAAAGGTGATTCAATATCATTTAGAGGTTTAATAGTAGACGTTAAATTTAAAAATATTGAAAAAGTAAATGATAAATATAAATATAGAGTAATAGGCGATGGTAGAGGTAAATTCAGTAGTGATGTATCAAGACATTATGCAGTAGTAGAGGAATCAGATGGAATAGAGCCTTCAAATAGATTTAAACTAGTTCTTGGTGAAAAAGCAAACTATAATGTTCCAGGTCAACTAGAGGCCACAACAAAATTTAATTTCTTGGATAAAGTTAAATATAAGTCTGCTAAAAAATTCTTAGGAACTATTCCGAGCGATACGCTAGACACCTACCTTGGATTTCTTAAAATATCAGGGCCTGTTGCCCCCAAGTCGGATAGAGATGTTGTTGAGTCTATTACAACCGCTTCGCCGTCTAATTCTGTAGTAAAAGAATTAAACAAAATAAATAATCAGGTAAACGACGATGTTCCTGGAAAAGACTTTGATCCATTTGTATCTCTTATGGGAGAAAAGGCATTATATGGTCAGAAAATTACTCTGCCATTTGCTCCAAACTTTATATCTACAAGGATGAGGCTCTACTCTCCTAGAAAGATAGTTGATAAAAATTATGTAGTATCATCTACAAACTCTTCAATTGCTGGAATAGGCTTTGGCATAAATAGCCTAGGTGAAGGATACTATCTAGAGGTGGAAAACGCGGCGGCAGGTAAAGGTTTTTATAAAGAAGATGATGTTACTAAAAACCTTAGATTCTATAGAATTAAATTAGAAAAACAAAAGGATAGTGTTGTATATACTCCAACTCTTCTAATGAGGGCAAGCGTCGGCGGGGCAACTGTATCTGATACTGCTGTTCAAGTTATAAAATCTGACAATCAATCAGGAGACCCTGTATTTGAACTTGACATTGAAATAGAACAGTTTAAAGACGCTATGAAGTATACAATTTACTACGGAGATAATAAGATCGGTAGTTATGTAGAAAAAATTGGTGAGTCTGTAGGAATTAACTCAAAAAATATTTGCATGTTTGTAAGAAATGATTCTCAGGCCATTTATGAATACATTGCTGCTGCGGCAAAGCCATTTGAAGATAGCACAGGATCATACTTTAAGGGTAAGAAACAATTTGAAAAAGTGTTAAATCAAGGGGCTATTTCTGTAAATAAATCTTTCTTGTTTAAGGATGATAAGAATGAAGCACTATTTTATTACAATGATTTTGCTAGACTTGCAAGACAAGTAAGAGAGTATGAGATTAGATTTGCTGGCCCTGCTTTAACAACATCTCTTCTAGATATTTCAGAAATTAATCCTAAGTATCTAATTAAAAAATATGAGCCTAATGCCTTCGGTGCTAAATTGGTTGTAGCCAATATTTCTGGCGGAGCCATGAGGCTAGGTTCTGACGCTAGGCTTCCCCTATATATCGTTGGAATTGCGTTAGAGGAATTAAGTTCTGGAACCGTTACAGCAAAAGATTTATATGAAAATAGTGAAGAAGATAAATTAAAGCAGACGGAGAGAGAGAAAAATATTTCTATTTATGGAGATCAAACATTTTCTCTAGATAGCCAATACATCCAGTCACTATCTCAAGCAAGATCTATGATGCAATGGGTTTTGAGGTATTGCAGTAGACAAAGAATAAAACTAACTATGGAAATTTTTGAGAACCCCCTAATAGAACTTGGAGATAAAGTAAAGATATACGATAAATCCCGTGGGTACTATGAGGGCAATAGTAACTTTGGCGACAAAACATTTGTTGTATCTTCTATCGCTCATTCAGTAAGCCCCAGCGGTCCATCAATGACTATATCAATAGTAGAGGTCGGTGAAGCATAGTGACTGACTTGCAAAAAATATTAGATAAAGTTAATTATGCTAGAAGTCAAAAGTTTATTTCTCAGGAAGAGGCTGAAAACTTACGCGCCCGTGCTAAAAAAATGGCGGACAATAAAGGCAACCTTAAAGAAGATGAAAGAAGTAAAATTAACACTATCCTTAACAATTCTTTGAATAAAAAAGGGCAGGAGGTTAAAAAAGAAACTGGTCTTAAGCCACCCGCAAGTAGTGATTTAACTCGTTTAGATAAACCAGGATCTGGTCAAAA